TCAGGCCTCCACTCTTGTAGAGATGTGGGATCTTTGGGTGGCTCACCTCAAGGAAAGTCTTCGAAGTACCTCATCAGCAATTGCTTCACCCCAAGGAATGCTGCCTTTGATGGTGAAGTGAAGTCCATCTCCTGCCCGAGCCAGAGACGTTGACGTGTGTGGGTAGCTGTCAAAGTAGTCCACACCAAAAATGGATTGGTACACCGCCCGAATCTGTGCACCCTTCTCTTGATGCTTTGGGTCAGGATACTGAGGGGGCCCGCTGAGAATCACCTTTGGGGCCACTCTGTTCTTGAGTTTCAAGAGAGCTGGCCCCAAGTTCTTGTCGGGAGCGTCGTTAGATCCGAAGATCAATACGATCAAGTCTGGTTTGAAGTTTGAAACCCCATTGACATAGGATTTCCACAGACTCTCAAGGCGAACATAGTCATAAGGACCCATCCCGACATTCGAGATTCGTTGTGTCTTATGCCCTGCAAGCTTCAGCTTTTTGATAGCAGCTTGACCAGGGTTTACTGACTGGCTGTCCCCAACAAAAAAAATGTTCGACATACCAAGACCACTCTATAGGATGATGAAGTGCAGATGACCAACGTAGTTTTCCTTGACACCTTCACATCTTTGGATGAGCTGAAGCCCAAGGAACGGAAAAACCCACTCCTTGTACTCAGAATCCTAGCTCGCGCTCAGAGGTTCTCAGTCTTTGACATGGTCTCTAGTCCGACACTCCAGAAGACAATGAAGCACCTCTTCAACGAAGGTCTTCTTGAGGAGGTCTCAGATGGTTTGTACCCATGGTGCAAGGTAAAGTTGACTGACAAAGGTCAGTCGTTTCTTTCTGAAGGTAAGGTCCCAGATGCTTCTCCAAGACAATGAAATCAAAAAGAGAATCCAGAGCCTGTTCCCAGATCATTGGGATCAGCTCACTCAGGAGAATCGAGTACAACCGGCCTCCGTGGATTTGACAGTTGAGGGGCCTCTGATGAGAGTCAGTGCGCCTGCAACTTCAGATAGCCCCATCCGTCCTGGCAACACTGAACTTCGAGAAGTGTCACAAGTTCGTACAGGTGTGTGGGTCCTACGTCCAGGGACCCTCTACCTGATCAGTACACGAGAGAAAGTCTCAATTCCTCACGACATGGTAGGGCGCCTGGATGGAAGGTCTTCTTGGGGTCGCTGTGGTCTACGTGTCCACTCAACAGCCGGATTCATTGATCCTGGATTCGTGGGTTTGATCACATTGGAACTAGATGTGGTCTCAGAGCCCGTTGAACTCCGATTGGGTGACTCCATCTGCCAGATCAGTTTCCAGAGTCTCTTGGGCTCAGCACAGAACCCATACGGTTCTGGTGCAGGTTCCAAGTACCAAAACCAAATGGGAGTCACAGAATCCCGAAGCCTTGAACTGGGTAAGTCAAAATGAGTAGCATCAACCACCCCACCCACTACAACATGGGTGGCGAGAAGGACGCTTCAGGGACTGCAAAGTACGAGACCATCAAGGTGATCGAAGACTGGGACCTTGATTTCTGTCTCGGGAATGCACTCAAGTACATCCTGAGAGCCCCCTACAAGGGGACTGAGATGGAGGACTTGCTCAAGGCGAGGTGGTACCTCAACCGCCTTGCTGACCGAGAACCTGTCCAGGTATTTGAGAAGATTTACTCCAAGTTCACCATGTCCTACAGTGACGTGTCCAGTGCTTGGGGTCTGCCACCAGATCTTCAGGAAACTGTGAAACACATTCGTTTCCACTCAGCAAAGCTCGCTCTGTTGGAACTCAAGAAACACATTGAGTCCATAGCGGCTTGAGAGCAGTTGAAACGAAGAAGGCCAGGGATGTAACCCTGGCCTTCTTCGTTGGCGCCATAGTAGGTGGTTCACTTGACGGACTTGAAATGCTCTCTCTTGTTGATGGATTCAACGCACTTCTCTAGTTCTTGGGCTGCCTCATCGTTCCCCTCCATCTTCATGATGGAGATTCGGTTTCGAAGGAAAGCAGTCACATGCTTGCGTTCATCTTCAGCTGCTTTCACCTGAATGAGAAGAACCTGGAGTTCAGTAATTGCTCCCATTGTTCTCCCGATGATCATTGCAGTAGAAATGCCTACCTCGCGTTCGTACTGTAGCAAATTGCTCGCACCCCTTTTTAGAGCATGTGTAGGGAGCAATGTAGCTGGATTTGGCAAGTCCATTCACGATCTTCTTGTAGCCTAGAGCTTTACAGCCTGAGCACCTATACCGGCCAGTCCAACCCTGAACAGGTTCCCAAGTGTGGGTGTGCTCTTGAATGTCCGACCCACCAAAAGAAGATGCGAGCATCTCCTCTTCTGACTCAAAGACATCTGCTGTCTGATCCAAGTGTTCCAGCATGCCCATCCGACTCAAGATCTGAGTCACCTGGTTCATCTTCCCAAGTTTGATGGAGAAAATCATTGCCCCTGCGCACTGTTGTTCTTGGGGTCCAGGACCTGATTCCTCACGGTCGTCTGATAGATCGTAGTCCACAGTTGCATGGCAAGAGAAAGTCTTGCCTGGATTGTCAATCGCGTAATGCATGACTTCCGAACATCGCTCTCTACCCAACCTAACAGGACCAGCGTCTCCACGTAAGAAAGGGCATCCTTTACAAGGCTTCTTCAAATCCAACATCACAGATCTCCTTAGTGGAGTAACGAAATGGTTGCGGTCTTTTCCCCTCAACCATCAAGAACAGGGAAAAGACACAAGTAGCTTCGTTACCCACAGGCAAAAGTCGTTTGTATGGTGAGAAACTTTCAGGAGAACAATGAACTTCATGGACAAATCCACGGGATCACTCGAAATCGCTCAGATTTTCTGTGGGGTCTCATTTGCAACTCTCGCACATCATGGGCAGATGCGAGGCGGGGAGCGAACCCCGTATGTGAACCACGTCTTCGATGTAGCTCGACGGGTCTCCGAACGAGGGTTCACAGACGTCACAACTATCCTTGCGGCGCTCTTGCACGATGTGGTGGAGGATACTCCCCACACTATCGTGCAAATTCGCGACACCTTTGGAGACTCTGTGGCGGAAATCGTGGGCCATCTAACACTTCCTGTCGATGCTCAGAAAGACAAATCTTTGAAGATCCCATACCAGCTCTCGAAGATGGATGTGATGGATTCTCGGGGACGGGCGATCAAGATTGCGGACAAGACCTCCAATGTCTACGACATGTTCGTTGACCCTCCTGGATGGACTGCCTCAGGGGTTAAGGCCTACGCCGACTCCTCACGACGAGTAGTTCATGCTGCTTTGTGGGATCCTCAGGTTCGAAGCCTCATTGATGATTTTGAAGAGGCTTACGAGGTCGTGTCCAAGCACTACAACTGGAGTCCAACGTGAAGAACACTATCCTTCGTATCCGAGCCCGTTGTACGGATTTGGGGTTGAGTTCAGATGACTTTGCTCTGAAAACAAACATCCCGAGGTCTGTTGCAAAGGCTTTGTTGGGAGGCGATCCAACTCACATGAATCATGAAGACCTACTTGAGTTCATCTCCTTGAAGGACCTCCCCGTATTCTGTGAGGTTCTGGAGCGCAGCCCTAGATGGTTGTTGTTCGGGAAGACACCAGCCAAACGGAATACTGATGGCTGTGGTTGAGAACCACCGTCAGGGTCTCAAGATCCTACGCCAGATGACTCCCTATGCCCAGAGAGTCATCTGGTTGTACTACTTTCAGAAGTTGAGCCAGTACCGTATCGCAGAGATTCTTGGGATTGAGCAACCATCAGTCTTCAACCAGCTTGACCGAGCCCGGAAACAGATCCGATACTTCTACGAACTCTCTGTCCTTCGGCTCCCTGAAGACCTTGAGGGAATCGGGTTCACGGAAGACATAACCAAGATGCTCATCTCGTACTACTTCTCCAGCAGCCAGTCTGTTGCGGCTAGGGAAATTGGGAGATCTCAGGGTTACGTCCGTCACCAAATCCAACTTGCGATTCGCCGACTTCAGGATGCGGGCCGAAACAAAGTGGCAGACACTCTGAGTTTCGTGTCTCAAAACCTGAACATCGTCCACAACAACAGACACAGGAAGACGCAAACCTTTGAGGAGGTTGAGTTCCCCGCAGACCGTGTTGTTGAGGTTCTCAATACCATCCTCGCCAAGGAGTGAACGTGCCAATCTACGAATACGAGTGTGAGAAGTGCAAGAAGTCGTTTGAAGTAGAGCAAAAGCTCTCTGAGCCCAAGAAGAAGGATTGCCCTCAAGAAGGATGCACTGGTGAGGTCAAGAGATTGATCTCCACTTCTTCTTTTGTTCTCAAGGGTGGAGGTTGGGCAAAGGACGGCTACTAGCCCAACCAAATGTCAACGCTTTAAGCCCATGTTGAGTCGTTTTGACTCTTCATGGGGTAATGTTGATGATGAATAGAACCTACCTCGACACCGAGACTTCAGGTCTCGATCCATACACCCATGAGATTTTGGAAGTTGCTTTCGTGGTGGAGCAACTTCCCACAGACCCCAATGGGGTTGGGGAGATCACTAAGATTTGGGAATCCAAGATCAAACCACACCACATCCGTGCCGCTCAAGCCAAGGCACTAGAGGTAAATGGGTACAACCCAGATGATTGGAAGGATGCACCATACTTCGAGGACGTAGCGGATGAGATCAAAGAGATTCTCTCCGAGGCCTCAGTTTTGGTTGGACACAACCCCAACTTTGACACGGGATTCCTGACTGCTGCCTTCCGTCGAGAGGGTATGAACCCCTACATCCCGTACCACAAGATTGACTCAGTCACATCTGCGTACGAGGCTTGGGGATGGGACGGGTCAGGCCAGAAACTCAGTCTGGACAACTTGAGAGACCTTCTGGGGATCCCCAGGAAGAAGTCTCACAGTGCTCTCATCGACACACTGGATTGCCGTCGTGTCCTGTATGCAGCCCGCTCGAAGCTCACAGGAATCGTGTACAATCTGGATGCTCTTACAGATGGGGAGAAAGCTCTTCTCAAGCAGCACAACTTGCTCCCAACTGGAGAGTGACTGATGAAGTTCAGGATCAATGCGTTTGAACTCATGTCCTCGCAACATCATGCTTACCTGATCGGATCCGGGTGCCATGCACAGGGCCGTGGTGCTACTGAGCAGGAAGCGCATGCAGCACTTGTTGTGGAGGCAACGGAACTTTACCTTGCGCTGGGACCTTGGCTTGCTGAACACATCAGCATGGAAGCGCTTGGGCGTATTGATTCTGACATGCCAACGATGGCTTCGATCGAGCTACGTAGACTGACGAGGCGTAGCGTACTTGAGTTGCGTGAAGCATCAGAAGCCCTTGAAAGCGAATCGCTTGATGATGCGGTGAAACGCATCATCAAGGAGCGAGACGAAGCACGCTCTGAACTGCGTGCGTTGAAGGGAGGCGGTGATGAGTGACCCATGGTCCAACTATCACTTTGTATGTGAATTGATAGTTGGCTGATAGTTGTTTTCCGGCTATCGGCGGTAGAGGGTACACATGGCCATCGCCTTCACCACCGCTGGAAGAGTAGCTTTCAGAGTAACCATTCAACCGACCCAGAGTAATTTGGGTCGGTTTTCGAATGCAGTGTTCAACACTGAAGCTCGGGTGTCGCACATCCAGAGGGTATCCTCGAAGGAGTGGAGAGCAGTCGTCTGGTTGAAGGTCACGTTCGTGCCTCAATTTGAAAACCTGTGTGCCCCAGATAACTTCGAATTCCTGTCTACGAGAGATCTCGTTCGTGGTCTCCCTAAGACCCGAGGAGATGAGAGTGTATGAGCATCCCATTTGACCCCAAAAGAGTCTCAATCATCCACCTCTTAGGACCAAAGTCCCCGCACCTTTTGGTTCGGGGGAACATGCCAATCTCTGAGGATGGTTCCTTCACGTACTCGGAGATAGAGACCTGCCTCAACCTGGATTTCTCTGCGGATCGATTTGTCAGTGTGAGTCTGATTGACAACACAGGCGAGCGAGATTCCTGGGCTCTGGAACTCCAAGCTTTTCAGGCTTCTCCAAACACCTTCCCAAAAGAAGAGTGGCCTCCATACCTCCGTCAACCAAAATGGGAACCCCGAACACTCTTGGGCTCAGGTAACCTGACTTTTGGGAGATACAACAAGAGGCGGAAGGACTCTTACCTAGTCTGGTGGCCTATTGAGGGGATGTCACCTTCTGACAAACCTGAAGTCTTCTTGAAGGCCCCAGGTTGGGACTTCTCTGGGGTTGTGGAGTACCTATATGGGCTCTACACGAATCTTGAGGAGCCCAACACGGTCATCTACTTCCACTGCATGCTGGGAGCAGATAGGACAGGGGCCGTCCATGCTGGATTGCTAGTGCGAGCAGGTCTGGATGTTGAAACGGCTCTAGCTCTAACGTCCTCTGAAACCGCAGCCGGAGCCCCAAGCCCTGACTATCAGAGGTTGATTCGTGCCTACGCGGAATCAAGAGAGAACTGAATAGGCGTCCCCGGATTTGAACCGAGACATGCAACGTTATGAGCGCTGGGTTCTGAAACCAGTTGAACTAGACGCCCTAGTCACTGAGAGTTTGGGTCAGTGCACCCATTTGTGGTCTTTCTTAGAACATCCTCTCATCCACTGCAACCATTTTCGAGAGTCTTCGGTGTTCTGCATCCAAGGCTCTCAGGCAGTTTTGCCACCTCCTAACAGCGTCAAATTCTTGAGTCTCCTGAAAGACCCAACCTTCTTGACTAGAAGCAAAGTCTAAGACCTGAGATAGATCGAGAATTTTGGCATAGGCACTGTAGGGGTTCGTGCAGCTAGGCCCTGAAAAAATCCAAGAAGCCTTGCCACCATAGAGCTTATTGACAATGTGTCTCCGAACTAGCTCACGCACCTTGGACACTCGACGCAATTTGGGTGTCGGGTCGTATGTTCGGTAGACCATGTGTTGGTATTACTCTCAAGGGGGATTTTCAGGGAGTAATGTAGCGGGCAACCCAACCCACCATGAGTGAGGACAGATAAATGCAATTCCAGGTCAAGCGATGTGATGGAACAACAGACCTTCTTACAGAAGAGGGGATTCGGTCAGCTGTGAGCATGGGCTCTCTTGTTTTTGAGGTCATGGACCACAGTGGGGACGTGAAAAAGATTTGGGACCCAACAAAGCCTGTTGAGGTTGAGGACGCGGAGTTGTCCTTCAAGAATCTGACTTCCAAAGGCTACCGTGCCTACAAGACTGATGAGAAGGGTGACAAAGGAGAGCAGATGAAGAGCTTTGAGGCCTCGGCTGGAAGAGTGATCTTCGTGCCTCAAATGCAGGGTGGTTGATGCCAGCCCTTCCGAGTAGCCACCCATACCCGCTGGAAGAGTGATCTTCGTGCCTCAAATGCAGGGTGGTTGATGCCAGCCCTTCCGAGTAGCCACCCATACCCTGCCTACACAAGCGCATCTAGTGCTAGTGTGGTGTCAGGAGTGGTTTGGGCAAGCTGGGTTGGGATGTCGACGTCAACAGCATCTTCGGTGACGATTTCGACAACAGCAGCAATCTGGGGCAATTGGAACCAGGTTTCATACGTACATGGCGCGGCCGCTCCTAGAAAACCAGTCTCTCTGACTGAAGAGCAACGTGAAGAGCAACGTCTTGCAAACCTTGCACGTGAAAATGCAAGAGCTGCTGAAGTAGCTGCACGTAAGGCTGAGAAAGAAGAGTCTGACAAACGTGCTGAGGCTCTACTTCAAGCACATCTCTCAGCTGAGCAAAAGGAACAACTAGCCAGAGAAGACTGGTTCCTCGTTGATTCAAAGTCGGGTAAGAAGTACAGGATCAACAGAGGGCGGGTTGCGAACATTGATGTCCTTGATGAAAATGATGTTGTTGTCCGAAGCCTTTGCGTGCACCCTAGGGACACAGTCCCTGACGCAGACACTATGTTGAGCCAGTCCCTGATGCTGAAGTACGACGAGGAGGACTTGCTCAAGATGGCGAACGTACATCCCATCAACCACAGATTTCGACGTAACCCCCTTGTACAGGGAAGAGCAGTTGGATGAGCCACTCCAAATCTGAGAAGACTGATCTCATGCGAAGCATAGTTCGCATCCCCCTAGGTTCCTATCCAGAACGAGATGCTGAGATACGGGACGCATGGCATGGGGTAGCACCCAAAAAACCCGTGGGGATTTCAGAGTTCATGGATGCACTTGGGATAGCCACAGACAATCCAGCACGCCGCATTGCACAGAAGATGGCTGAGGATCCAGAACTGTCTGCCATCATCTTTCGTCAACCTCCTCGATAACCCAATGAGGACCTCCAAGAAGCTCTACCTTTGAAAAGAGGTGGGGCTTCTTCATTCTGAAGAGTAATGTTCAAGAATGACCTTCCCATTCGACATTGATAAGCACACTGTCTACCTCGTTCGGCATGGCTCCCATGCGTATGGGACAAACTTGCCAGACTCAGATCAGGACTCGAAGGGGTTTCTGATCTCACCGAGAGAGATCGTGAATGGGTTTGCTTTCCAGTTCGAACAGAAGGAAATCAATCCGAAGAACGCTCCAGAGGGAACCAAACCTGAGGATGTGATTGACAGAGTTGTCTACGACATTCGGAAGTTCTGCTTACTGGCCGCTCAGTGCAACCCCAACATCATTGAGATCCTCTTTGTGGATGACAGTGATGTCCTCTCCATGACAGAGGCTGGGAAGCTGATTCGGGATAATCGAGAACTCTTCTTGTCGAAGAAGATCCAAGCAACCTTCGCGGGTTATGCCTTCGCGCAACTCAAGAGGATTCAGAGTCACCGAAAGTGGCTCTTGGACCCTCCAAAGGAATGCCCAAAGAGAGAAGATTTTGGTCTAGGGGCCGTGAAGGTCACCCCTGACATGTTGGGAGCCATGGACAAGATCTCTTCTCTGAAAGAGGGGGAAAACCAGTCCTTTGAGATCGACCCAAATGTCATGCAACTCGTACAGAGGGAGAAGGAGTACCGATCTGCACGCCAACACTGGGACCAGTACCACTCCTGGAAAGAGACTCGAAACATCAAACGGGCAGGCTTGGAAGCCAAGTTTGGGTACGACTCAAAGCACGCTATGCATCTGGTTCGGTTGCTTCGCATGTGCCGGGAGATTGTTGAGGGTAAGGGCGTGATTGTGAAACGCCCGGATGCCAAGGAACTCCTTGCGGTCCGAGCTGGAGAATGGACCTACGATCAGTTGGTGGGGTGGGCCAAGAAGGCTGAGGAAGAGACACGAGTTTTGTCAAAGATGTCCCCTCTTCCGGATGCTCCAGACATGAGAAAACTGAACGACCTCTGCATTCAGGCTCAAGAGTTGTTCTGGGCCAACGGAAGGTAGACATGAAAGCACACCTCTACAGCCAGTCCTTCAGCCATGGTGATGCGTACATTGTGGCGGATGCAGAAGGATTGAATGCACTCAAGGATGCTTGTGACAAAGCTCTAGCGAGAGGGTCCGCAGCTTTTGAATCTTCATCAAGAGATGGTGAGGGGTTTGCTTTGTTCGTCTTGCATGTAGAATCCAAAGACCCAAAGTGGGATCAGCTCCTCCTCCCCTACATTGATGGAGAACCTGTGTTCCCAAATGGGACACCACCATTTTCAGTTCTTGGAGCCCAAAGGTACCGTGAACTGCATGCCAAAATCAAAGAGGTGAACCCTTGAACATCTCAGACCTTGAGAAAAGGATTCGGTACATCCGGGAGTCCTACAGACTTTCCGGAGCGCCAATGTTCTTGGGCATCCCCCGCTCATGGATAGACGGGGGTCTATTCCGATGTTCCCAAGGGCATGTCTCAAACAGAACGAACAGAGTAATTGAGGCTGGTGACTACTGCGTCACTTGCCACGGTAAGGTGATGAGAACATTTCCTGAGGATGTATCAGGACCTCTCATTGTCTGGAAAGAACACCCACCAGAAGCTGGTGGGCGATCTCACGAGTACCTACTACCTCAACAAGGTGGATCCTGTGTTGTGTGTGGCAATGGCCCTGAACATGGCTCCCACTTTGATTTGTGACTCTGGTGAACATGGACCTACCCAAGATTTACCTCCGCCAAAACCCACTGGACATAAATCAAATACAGATTTGTTGGGACGAGGGTGACTGGGTTGAAGAGTCTTCTGTCAACAGGCTCTACCCACACCTAGCTCCTGTTCTCGAAACATACCTGCACCAGCAAGCCACAACTCAACTCTTGGTTGCAGTGGAGACGAGCATTCGTGATGTCTTGGCCAAACTCACCGAACAACAGATCCTTTTCTGTAACACATCCCACCAGTGGGATGTCGTAACAATCCACTGACCCACAGGAGAATAGCATGGAAGATCTCAAGACGGAAGACCTCAAGACAGCCTCAACCATCACTGAGAGGATTTATGGTTGGGGCTTTGGTGAAGCTTTGAAGGCTCTGAAGGCCGGAAAGAGAGTGGCAAGAGAAGGCTGGCATGGCAAGAACATGTGGCTCGTGCTGATCCATCCTGGAAACGCCACACACACGTGCAAGGAAACACGAATCTCATTTGACATGCAGCCATGTATTGGACTCGCGAAGTGGCCTAACATCCAACCAGGATGGACGTGCTCACAGGCTGACATGCTTGCAGAAGATTGGTACCTGGTGACCAAGAGCCTGGTGACCAAGAGTGAAAGCGAGGCTGGTTGATATGAGCAATGGAAACTACTACACACGTAGAAAAGCTGAGGAAGACCTTGCATATGCCATCCGAGGCCAGACCTCTGGTGAGTTCAAGGCTTGGTTGGATGAAAGACCAAAGTCGGTCAGGGACCTCTGCAAGAAGTACCCTGGATATCAGTTCTACAGAATCAAGAAAGATGCTCCCTACAGTGTCACAGTTCCAGGATGTGTGGTGTCAATCCAGTCCTACACGGAAGACAACACTGTTCGTATTCGAGTCTTGAAAGGACTAGATGGAAAGATGGGTCCCGCAGATGCTTTTGTGGATCCACAATGGCTAGAACCCATCACACTCGATGTGGCTTTCCCAGAACCCAACTGAGCAGTGATGACACTCGAAGAACTTGAAGCTGCAATGCTCAAGCATCGCATGGTGATTGAGGTAGACGGCTACATGGATAAGCCTGACATGTATTTTCGGGCGAAGTCATGTGGTGATGGGGTGTACAAAAACACCTGGTCTGAAACGGGACGCTTCGCAGAAGATCCAACACTGATTGGTGCTGTTAGTAACTTGCTCGTGCAAGAACAGAGTGCAGAGGAAGACTTGCTCACGAAGGGTTTGAAGGAAGAGGTGGAGGTTCAATGAAAGTTCAGCCACATTTTCTCTATACAGAGAGATGTTAAGGAGAACCAATGGCAAACCTTCGATCGTCACTCATCCGTCTAGCTCATACCAACCCTGAAATCCGACCAGAGATCCTGTCTCTCTTGAAGGAAGCTTCGGATGATTCTGCTGGCGCTGCCAAGAAGTTCGTCCAAGGTCTTCAAAAGAGCCTGGCTAAGAGCATGAAAACCCCAGAGTCCAAGCTCAAGGTTGTGGATAAGAAGGGTGTCTCGGTTCTCTCAGGGTCATTCGAGGGGAAGAAGTTCTCAGTCCTTGTAGACCCAGAAGGTAGCTCACTCAACTTTGCAGGCACCGTTGACGGTATGCTTGTGCTGAGCGGACATGCTCCCTTCGATTCCTTTGAGAAGAACATTGCGGAAGTCGTCAGCGAGGTAATCAAGTCGATTGGGAAGGATAGGTCTTCCGAAATCGGGAAGGCCGGTGCAAAAGCTCCCGCAAAGTTGACGGGGAAGAAGCTGGATGCTGCTATCTCCAAGGCCTACTACAAGCACTTCAATGGTGTTCAGATCAACATCATGGACACTGTCAAGATTTCCAGGTTGGGTCGTGCGGCGTACGAGGGTGGGGCTACTCCAGAAGAGGCAGAGAAAGCCCTTGACGAAGCTATGAAGGATGCGGTTCCGAAGTTCCGCCAAAACTGATACTGGTGGGTAGAGTCTGGGGTGAGAGTATGCCCAGACTGTGGTGTCAGCTACCCCGAGCCTAAAATCTTGGAGAAGAATTCGCCTTTTGTATGCACTCTGTGCCTGCGAAAGGCGATTCCGCGTCCCTCTAATGGTTGGCCCATTGAGGCACGTTGGCTGAGCAACGCCAAGGGTCGGGGAGTATTCGCCTCGCGGGAAATCACTAAGGGAGAGACAATCGAACGATGCTGGGTCATGCCATTGTCGATCGAAGAGTCCAAAGCCACACTCACACTCCCAACAATCAACAGGTACCTTTTCCCTTGGATCGATGGCACTCGTGCCATCATCTCTGGTGAGGGTCTGCTCTACAATCTGGACTCAATGGAAGCCACTCGGAAACAACCTAATGTCGAGTGTGTTCTCAGAATTGGTTTGGCAGCAGTTGAGTTCCGTGCTTTGAGAATTATCCGAGAGGGTGAGGAACTGACCTGGGACTACAAGAATGCAAGGGCACGTCGTTCTTGAGTCTATTGAGGGGGAATGGTGATGTCTCCTACTTCCCAATCTAGCCGAGCTTTGCTCACACAGTTGTTGTCTCTACTCCGGGCTGTGCACTGGTCTCACTGGACAACTCACTGGCAGGTTCGAGGCCAAACAGCGTATGGGGACCACCTCCTGTTTGAGCGTCTCTACACAGGCATCACAGTAGAGATTGACTCTCTTGCGGAGAAGCTTGTCTCTTACTTTGGTGCTGATGCTGTTGCCAATCCACCTAGCATTGCCTTTGTGCAGGAATTCCTTGACACCTACGAGAGTGTCTCGGACCCCTACAAAAAGGCTCTCATGATTGAGCACCATCTCCAGAACGCTCTCCGAAAAGTCTACCAGACCATCAAGGATTCGGATGAGATGAGTCTGGGCCTTGACGATTTCCTGATGGCAACGGCCAATGCCCATGAGACCAACATCTACTTGCTCCAGCAAAACCTGAGAAGTGTGTCGAAGACTCTCTAGGCTTCAGCCCACTCCAGACAACTTCGCCACAGTGGCAGCTACAATTTCAGGTAGGACTTCCCCATAGGCTTCAGGAAGTTGGAAGCTTCCCATCTGAGTCTTCTTCTGCTCGTCCAGGTGAGTTGAGAACTTCCCCATGACTTCGTGGAGGAAGTTCCAGACATCTGGCTGACCTTCGGTCATGGGGTTCTTCTTCTGATCAGAAGCCAACCTACGTGCTCTCAACACAAGAGCATGCATCTCGGGTGGCTTCAAAGAAGCCCACAGAATCGCCTTTGTACCTAGGGGGGACAAGAGATTCGTGGTTGTGTCCAGATGGTTCTTCAGAAGACGCTTGAAAACGTCTGTGCGAGGCACAGTCTTTCCCTGGTAGATCTCTGGAAACATAGGAGTCCAGAGACCTTCATCGTACGATGAGACCAGGAAATTCATTCCATGCAGGAGCCAGAACTCGTATCCTGTCCCAGTCCCTATTTCGGGTGACGCAGCGAACTTTGAGAACGCTGTGACCCTCTTCACCTTGAACTTGACAGCTTCCTGGGCACGTACAAGTTGTCTGTCCTTTGCTTTCTCTTTCGACTTTTTTGCTCTTGTGTTCCCCTTCTTCTCTCGATTTTTGGTCATGGTGTATCTTACCCTAGTGTAGAGTCAGCAGGTTGTGCTCACAATAGATCGAAGAGAAGTCTGGACTCAACTCGCAAGCGGGGTGCACGAAGTTGCACGGGTCGTGGAGAAAACCTATGGCCCTCAGGGAGGGAAGGTTGCGGTTTGGAAGAACGATGCTGTTCTGATCACAACAGACGGTGCAGCTCTGACAAGGGAGGCTCAGCTAGGTGGGCAGAAAAGAATCGGGGCGAAGCTGGTGAGGGCAGCTGCAATCCAGACTGAAAAGGAAGTTGGAGATGGGACCTCAACAACGGTACTTCTGACGAGTGCTCTTGTTCGTGAGGTTGGGAAACTGTCGGTTGTTCCAGATTGGAACCCTGTTCAGGTTGTTCGTGAATTACAAGAGTCCTTTCTCGTTGCTGAAAAGTGGATTCGCAGCAAGTCGATACCCACGGACAATGAGAGCCTGCACAGGATCGCATCCATGGCAAGTCATGAAGACCCTCTCATAGCGACAAAGGTTGTTGAGGCTGTCTTGTCTGTGGGTGATGAAGGCTCTGTTGTGATCTCTCCCTATGAGGGGGTTGATATCGTACTGGAGCAAAAAGAAGGACTTCTCTTGAATCAGGGTTGGTCCTCTTTTGCTATGGCTCCATCTGAAGGCACTGAGCGCGAGATGGATGGGCCCCTCGTGGCGGTGTTCCGAAAGGGAGTTCGAAAAATCTCTGAGATATCCCCTGCAATGGAGCAAGCTAGTCAATGGCCTGGACGTGGTCTTGTGGTGTTTGCCCCGTCAGTATCTGGGGAAGCACTACGGACTCTCATCCTCAATGACAAAAAGGGAGTCTTGTCCAGTGTTGCTGTTGAGTACGCGGGGTATCCAGCGGACCTTCAAGACTGGTTGGAGGACATTGTTGCAGTCACGAATGCAACACTTGTAGATCGTGAAGCGGGCTTGGCCCCAGAAGACTTTGAGTCTTCCTGGCTTGGTTACGCTCGGAAGATCTCAGTGTCTCGCAGCAAAACACTTCTCATCTCCTACATGGACGAGGACATCCTAACCAACATTGATAGGAGAGTTCACATCCTCAAAGACCGTGCTGAGAAGTGTCCGTACCCCTATGACCAAGACCGACTCTTAGAACGGGCAGCATCCTTGGATGGAGGCCTGGCTACTTTGAGGGTGGGCGGAAACACAAAACAAGAGGGTCAGGACAGAAGGTCTCGAACTGAGGATGCACTTCGTGCAGTTCAGACTGCACTTCGAGGTGGGGTTGTTCCAGGAGCTGGACGTACGTATTTTGGAGCCTCGCAAGAACTCCCCCCCACGGTAGGTGGAGGTATTTTGAAGTCTGCTCTCCAGTCTATTCTTGGAGTTCTAGTCACCAGATCTGGACTTGAGTCCTCTGTGGTTCTTGCACAGGGGTCTGAATACCATCGGATGGATCTCGAAGGTTGGTGGGGTTATGACCCTGTATCTAGGTCTTGGAGAGACTTTAGAGAAGGTTCTCGGATTGTGGACCCTACTGAAGTAGCTGTAAGTGCCCTTCGAAATGCAGTGTCAGTAGCTTGTCAGATTGCTTTGTGTGGTGGTGTTGTTGAGTCTAAAAAACGGTAGGTTTGCTATCGTCCACCAGGTTTGAATGCCAGGTAAACCTGCTAGACCCATCTTCTCTGCCATTGGTGCAACCCAAGCTAGTGCACGAGAACAGATTCTTGCCCTAGGTCCAAATGTCTACCCAGGACTTTCCCCTAGCATTGGGGATGTTCTTGTATGGAATGGGACTGCTTGGGTTCCTACTTCAGGGATAGCACCTAGTCAGGGTTTGAGTGGTGGCATCATCTTCCGCCCTGGTGGTACTCCTTCAAATGGAGTTGTGACAACAGAGACTGCTCTTCAAAATGCAGTCTCTGCTTTCGCGGGCCCCACAACTGTGTTGTTTGATGATTCGGTTTCAAGCCCCATTCATCTCACCCAACCATGGTCTGTGTCATATGGGATGCGCTGGGTCGGGAAACACGTTGGCTCCACTACCAACCTGATTCTCGATGATGGTTTCGTGCTGACAGGTCCTGGAGGCCTACTTGGAATCTCCTACATAGGAGACGGTCTTAGTGTAAGGGCTCAGGGGGTTTCAGGTCCAGCACCTCTTTCCTTGAACTCAGCTGTAGATGTGCTGGAAGTAGATTGGCAGTCACGCATCTTCTCAGCGGGGGTATCTCCACTCATCCAGATTGAGAGTGGGAACAGACTGGTCCTCCTCCTACGTGGAAGAGTGGGAGATGGTACAAATCCAGTTGTCTCGTTCGAATCTGCTTCTCAGATGACTTGTTTTGTAGATCAGTTCGGACAAGTCGAGTCCTCATCTCTGTTGGGAGGATTCGTAAATGCTTCTGTGGATTTTGGGATCATCACCACTGTTTTGGGTGGGGTGTCAACTTCAAATCCTGATTTTTCAGGAACCACAACAACCACGCTCTTAGCTGATTCGACATATCAAGCGTACAACGATCTCCTCGTAAACCCTCCCCTGAGCGCCTCAAATGTTCAGACTGCTATTGATGCAATCAAAGGGTTCCTAATCACAGGTGGTGGCAGCAATGCTATTTGGAGAGGTGCTGGCGCGCCCATTGCTCCTGGAGTTTACAACACGTGGGCAAGCCTGTATGCCTGGATTCAAGCTGCTCCAGGATCCAAGAGAGTCTACTTGGACTCAACCTTTGGTCCTTTGGAAGTTGACTCCGGACTGTGGGTATTCACAGGACCTGTTGAATTTGTGGGTTCTCCTACAGGTCTAAGGACAGAGATTGTTCTCAACGAGTCCAGCTTTCGGAACGCTTTTAGGTGGAGCCGAATCAAGTTCATCCAGTTGAACACTGTTGGAGTTCCTTTCGGAACTTCTAGCGACACGATTGAGTTTGATGACTGTGAAGTCGATTTGAGTGGCGGAGGCCAACCTTTCATTCGAACTCTCACAGCTACGATGGATGTGACCTTCAACCACATGGCGGTCTACCCAACAACCCAACTGATGTTCGACATGCAGCCCTCGGCTCCTGCATGTACGATTCGCCTGCTCAATGGCTCTTCAGTAGATCTGAATAGCTTCTCTTCAGCTATTGGGACGACACTCACGGTTGTCCAGGATACGACAAGCACCTATCTGACCCAGTTCTTTGTGTTTGGGACTCTCATCCGACAACTAGCAAATCCCCCTTACATCGCTGGAGATCCATCTGATTGGACTGGGTCAGCACCAGATTCAGTGTTCGAGGCTCTTGACAGACTAGCTGTAGAGGGTGGTGGTTCGGCTAGTGCTTTCTACAATGACGGAGACGTTGAACCAAGCTTTGAGATCTTGTCCAGGTCTTCAGTCCCTGTAGATACAAACCAGCTCGCTCTGGATGCTGTCAAAACGATCTTGCTTCCTCAGGGTCCTTCTGAGATCTACGTGAGTGCTATCAATGGTTCAGACTCGAATGATGGACTCACCCCGAGCACGCCTCTCGCTACTTTGATTGAAGCCGAAGGGCGTCTCCCTGACACGATTACACGAACAACAACCATCCATGTTGGGCGTGCGGACCTTGTAAACTCGGCGACCTACACCCCACCCACATTCAGACCTAGAAGGCTTCTGGCATCTCTAGTTATCTCTGGTGATGGAGCTTCACAACCAGGATCTGCTGGAGACAGGTTCGTAACTATCATCCCATCGTCTGTTGCGGGAGTGGGGACAAATGAATTCCAGGTTGTCACATCTGGACTCACACCCAACTCCTTGAAGGGTCGTACGATTCGCATACTAACTGGGGCTGGGCAGCATACGCACCGTACCATCTCTTCAAACACGGCAACGACGATCGTTCCTTTGAGGAAGTTTGAAGGAACTCCTGTTCCAGGAGATTCCTTTGAGGTTGTTGGCTCTGCAATTAGGCTTGGTATCCCTGATGTGGCCAACTCAGGAGAATTCACTCTTGTGAGTGGAAATGGATCCCCTGAAACAACACCATCTACCAGAGGAGAAACACCTCGTTTCGTCATGGTGAACTTCCGACCTGTTCCTCTTAGCCCTGTTGGTGCTGTCGGGTTCTCTGTGCGAAACAGCAATGTAGTTCTACTTGGTTGGGATCAGGAGAGTACAACAACCATCCAGATCCGAAATGAGGGGTCCTCTATTCTCTTTGGGCTGAATGGTGTGGATGCCACAAGACCTATTGGTTACTACATCCCAACTCCCACCTTTTGGTCAGGTGGATACACAGCTCTTCTTGGTTGGGGAGCTGCTTTTTGTGGTGCTGATGCTTCCTCGGCTCTTCAGACTTTCAATGGTGGTGTTGTAGATGGATACTTGATTTCAGATCGAGGTATCAGTTTCCGTGAAAACGTCACGTACAACATTCGAGGTGGTCGGTTCATAACTCAGAATGCCGCTGTTCCTTGTACGATCTCTAATCTGGCTCGTGGTTTCATAATCTCAGAGGCCTCGTTGCCAACCTCATTTGAGAGTGCAACTACAGCTCTCTGTGGACTACGTGTCCTTGACAATGCCAAAGCTGGAGTTGCTTTTGTGAGCTTCAACATTCCCACAAGTGGCGCTTCTGCTATTCGAGCAGAAATGAATGGAGTGGTTGAATGGGCTGGTGGTTTCACCAACATTGCTGTTGGTGGTTATGGAATGCTTGCTGCTTGGGGTGGAAGCATTTATGGATCGTCTGTGTTCAGCGGTATTTCGGGGTCTCTAGGTGAGGGGTCTGTTGACAATCATTCTGGAATACCACTCTCAACAGGACTTTTGTTGAGTGGTGACATGGCAATAGGTTCAGGCAGGATCATGAGGTACTAACATGGGTCAACGTGAACTCTTTGTTCGTCGTTTCGACATGTGCCATTTCAGCATTGAAGGTCTGCTTTCAGCACATGCTGTTGATACCTCAGCCCCAGCTGCGGATGGTGGACCGGGTCAATTTGGGAGCCTGGTTTACATCCCTGTGAACCTATGTGTCGGAGACTTTCGTCTTGTACGGGCAGCTCCAGGCACTTCTGGCACGACCACAGTAGAGATGTACAGACTCCGCACTGGAGTGTGGAGTCTACTAGCAACTTTGAGTGTGTCTGGTACCTCCGCAATGGCCACCTCCAATATTTCTATGGGGGGTCAAGACCCTCTTTCAACTCTCGTTGGAGGGGACATTCTCATGGCTAGACTACGAGCTATTGAGTCTGGTTCCCCTAGAGGACTCACAGCCAGTGTTGAGTTTCGTTGAATAGATATCCTAGGTGATGAGCAACCGTAGAGTCTACCAAGCCATTGGCGCTACTCCAGAATCAGCCAGAAAAGTCATTGAGGCCATTGGCCCCTTTTCCCTGCCCATTGCAAATGGAGTCACCCTAAGATTTGGGGATGCTGTTTCAATTGTAGCTGGGAGAGCATCCCTCTCGGATGCCAGGTCTGTGTCTCCAGTTGGAGGCTACATTGGGCAGTGTATTTCTGGGGGCACTGGGGATGTAGCAGGATCCGTTTACGCCAAGATCGCTGTTGAGGGAATTGCACCAGCTGCTGGTTTGACACCAGGGCAATCTGTGTACCTTTCTACTTCAAACATTGGGGCAGTGAGCACTGTTGACCCGAATATGATCAACGAAGGGATTGGTCTTGGAGCAATCTACCAACGTGTTGGTGTAGCTATCTCTGCTTCTGAATTTTTGATTCAGGTTGGGAAGCCCGAGTCCGTGGATTGGTGCAGCCCTCTGGACATCCCAACGAATGGTATTTTCTATGGTAAAGCAGACTCCTCGAATGTGCTGCAAAGCTCTCGGTTGTTCACGGTTGCAGATCTGTTTGGTACAGGTCGCACTCTAATCCGAGATGGAATTCTTTCTACAGCCCCTCTTTATGAGGCAGGCAAAGGCCCTGGAGGAGCCTCAGCTTGTTGGTATTTCCAAAGAAGTCAAAGTCAACGCATGCAAATACTGCATGACGCAGGAATGACTGGTTTGGTGTGGAGTGGTGTGGTGTGGCCATAAGTCTGTTGTTGGGAACTGCTGTTGGCGAACAGATGATTGTTTCAAAATCATTTTCATCTACCGCAGATCCTTTCTCCTTCTCCTACTCTAACGTAAATGGTCTTAGATTTGAAAATGAGACAGTCAGCAGCTGGATCCGTACCCAATGGAAAATGGACGGGTTCACACGTCAAGGGGAGAATCTCCCGTACCAGTTGTTCTCTCGTGGTCAGTCTATTGGGTCCGTTCCTGGAATAGCTCAATTTACCTCAAACGGACCAATCTACGTGGGCAATGACGCAAATTACACCACTTCTCTGGATGGGCGGATTGCAGCTGTAGCTGTTTGGAACAGAGCACTATCCCCTGAGGAACACCTAGGTCTCAACAACTGGGCTGAGCGTGTGTGGGGGTTGTCGGTTAGCTAGTCTATCTTCGGGCTTTAGGGAAATGTTACCAAAGTCTGCAAAAGCTGACATAACCCCCATTCGTCAACGTACCCAGTACACCTGTATGGGTGCCTCTCTCAGTATGTGTCTTGGTGCTCAAGGCATGAAGACCACTGAGGATGTGGTCAACAAAGTGATGGGCTGTAAGCCGATGCAGGGGGCTTCCTGGGAACAAGCCCTAGCTGCGGCACAGCACTTTGGGATGCGAGCTACTCTTGTGACCCCATGCTCGATGACACAACTTCGAGAATGGACCGACCGAGGCGTAGCTGTAATGATCGCCTGGAACCCTGAGGGTCGTGATTGGTCACATGCCTCAGTCGTGTTTGATGTGACGGATGATGCTGTTCACATTGCAGACCCAAACATCCCCGATCCAGAACAAACTGTGAGAGTGATCTCCAGAACAGAGTTCTTGGGGAAGTGGGGGGAGAAATGGCCCGACTACATCGTGAGACGCCCTGCTCTAGCTATTGAACGGGAGATCACAGAAGACGGCCGACAAGTTCAAGCTTCAATGTCGGAACCTATCAATGAGGTTTTCGACTGGGGCTTCGTTTCTGTTTCGAAAGAACCTCTCAAGACCCGTCCAGATTATGGGTCTCTTTTGGAGAACAACATGTTGATTACGGCTGAAGATTTCCGGGCTGCTCTACTCTCTGACCTCCCAGCACAAAAGAGTTCAAAGTTCGAGAAGGGTAAGCCTGCGGACCCAACGAAGAACATGTCTCCGGAGGACGCTGATGAGTGGGAACGCCAGAACAAGGAGAACAAGGACAACTTCAAGTCTGCTGAAGACTTGGACTCCGCCTACTTTCGCAAGTCTGCGTCTTCAGAGAATCGATTCCTCATCTCATGTGGGGAATACGAGGCAGAACTCAAGGAGTCTAAGTTCGAGAAGGGGAAATCTGTACCTCTCTCAGAACTCCCAGATGAGCTTCAGGAGAATGTTGAGAACCCTCCCGAGTCAGTGAAGAAATTGACTGAGAAGCTGAAAGACAAGGCTGCTTCGAAAACTGCTGAGTCTGACAAGACCGCTGCCTTGGGGCTCTATGGTTTCACGAAGGAAGCTGAACGTGTCTGTGGTTCAGCAACAAATCGACTCTCCAAGTTCACAACAAAACTTGCGAAGGAGATCTACACCAAGGATGCTGAGACCTCTTCGTTCTTGGAAGAGCACGAGAAACGTACAGGGTCCAGAGCTGCCCGTATGCTCCGAGCTTGTATGGGGGACATTGGTCCTGGGCCCAAGAAGACCGCCGCGAAAAGAGAGAGTGGTAGATATGGTTACAGCACCAGGACAGCTAAGCTAGCCCTCCAAGCGTGTTCGGATGTGGAGCAAGAGGCAGGGATTATCGCCTCAGACCTTCATGAGCGTATGGGCTCAAAGCACTCTTCCATCACAGGATATCTGGGAAAGCATGCCAAGAGCGCGAAGTGTGGCTGGAGTGAGATGATACAAGAGGCATATCCTCCTGCCCCTGCTCCGATCACAGCATCCGTCAATGAGATCATCAGTTGGCAGGGTGGGAAGAACACATCCAGATCAGCAGGTTCGTTCTTGGCCGCAGAAGATGATGAGGATGAGTCCGAGGAGGACTAGGCTCTACACAATCCATTCTGGTGCATCCACCAGTGGAAGGGAATTGCCTGATGCAAGGGGAGTGTGAACTCCAAAACCTCGCGAGCAATTGAACCAGGCTTGCCATAAGCAAGACGAATTTTCTCTAGCCTGTCTGGTTTGAAGCTCACTTGTGCAGGAGAGTAGCCCGTGTGGGAGTCAATTACAAAACTCAATTTTCCTCCGATGGTTGTGAACACCTAAAATGTCCTACCCCTACTTACACCCTAGGTTGTCGTTTTGGGGTCTATAAACCATCTAAAGCAACCATTCAAAAAATCCATGACTCAGTCTGAATCCACCCTCCAAAGATTGTTTCGTCGTGTAGCCAACATCCATATGGCTGCTGTGGAGACCAATTCAGTTCTCTCCAGCTCTGCACGTCAAAAGATCAACGCGGAGCTGATTCGAGCTGGCATGGATGGAAACAAGATGTTCCGCAGAACTGGAGAGGCACTCCAAAAGATCTCTGAGGTGCTCGATGACAACGGCATCGAATGGGACGAGATCTTGAGTGGAGGTCAATTCAACAAGCCTAAGGGTCGTGCTTCGATTGACCTAGCTTCTCAGGGTGACGATCCATTCTCCCCTGTCTCTATTCAGAACACCTCACTCGCCTTCCATTGGGACACTCTTGATTTGGGTGTCGAAGTCGTTGCCTACATCGGATGAACCCATGACAAACCTTCGTTCCAAACTGATTCGTCTTGCTCACACAAAGCCTGAGTTCCGCCCCGTACTTCTACCTCTCTTGAGGGAAGCAGCAGCTCCTGAAGAAGTGGAGTACATTCGCGGTAGGTACCTCCCACAAGACAACCCAACACTACTCAAGAGGAAGAACACTCCTCAGGGCCTTGATATTTGGACCTGGGAAGATGGGTCGACCTACAGGGGTGTAGCTTTCAAGGGCAAACAATCCAAACCGATCTGGAACTACCGTTTCAGGAGCATCGCGGAACAAGAGAAAACAATCCAGAGTGCAGTTGACTCTGCTACAGCAAGAATTCAGAGCCAGCAAAGCCTTCGAGATGAACGGAAGAACAACGTTCATGGTCTCGTTGAGGGCGACATCCTCTGGAGTTCATGGGGCTATGAACAGACCAACATCAACTTCTACCAAGTCCTAGCTGCTGTTGGTAAGAGCATTGTAGTCCGAGAAATCTCTCTGAATGTCATCCGGTCGGATGGCTCTGGGTCTGACTATGTCATGCCAGATGTGAATGCCTTCAAAGGACCTCCCATGAAGAAGCTCCCCCAAGGATCTGGCAAGGATGCCCGCGTCAAAATCCAACACTCATACGCCTACAAATGGGATGGGCAGCCAAAGAGACGTACTTCTCCAGGATGGGGGTACTGAGCCATGAGAACTTCAGCGGACCCATCCAGAGTTGCCGTCAAGGCTTGGATGAAGCAGAACGTAAAGGACTTCGTTGACCCCAAGACAGGTGAGGTTAACACCACAGACCTAGCAGAGAGTGCTGCTCAGGAATTCAACGAGAAGGATTTGGGCGGTTGGTTGGATGACGAGACCCACTGGGTGTGGGATATCTCTGTTGAAGTTGCTGAGTCCTTCGAGAAGGGCAACAAGAAGAAAGCTTCCTCGGAGAACTGGGAGAGTGCTGAGAAGCTCATCCTTGAGGGCACCAACGGGAACGTCAACAGGATCTTGGACTTCCAACTTGAAAAGTTGGCAGCTCAAACAAAAGAGATTCAGGCCTCGTTTTTGGAGGCTGCAAAGACTCTTGAGACCCACAAGAGACTTGGTGTTGGGCGAACCGAAAGTCCCAGTCTATTGCTGGAGCCTCTTCGAGAAATGACCAACTTCTCAAAATCCCTACTTGCGTTTTCCACTCGTGTGGAAACCATAGTAGAAGGCGCCCTCAAGAAGACTGGAGGACGCCTTTCTGATCTCTGAGTTCAGTCTCTCAACTCATGGTTTCGATTGTTGGTTCGATTGTTGGTTCGTCTCATCACTCTGAGGATATGAGCCAACATCCCATCTAGTTGGTCGGGGGTGACTCCAACTTCCTTGGCAAGTTCTGCCTTGTTAGACCCCTGTACGAGACCTTCCAAAATGGCTCTGTAGTGAGGTCCACTCTCTGAGTCTGTCTTAGAAATTCTGCGAGTCAGAGTGCGGATGGTCTCCTCATAGGTTTCCCTTTGAATCAGTGTCTCCTCAACATTTTTGTCGTTGGGGTCGAACGTGTCCCAAACCCTATTTGGGTCACTTGAATCAAGGATGTTGTACGTGACCACAAATGGTTCAGCGTGGTGGTGCTTGAACTTAGCAACCTGTTGACCTGACTCAACCCTCCGGTCTTGCAGTGTCTTTGCATTGAGGAACATCCTCATACCAGCATCCACACCCCAGCCACGCATCTCTGAGTAAACACTCTGGAAAGCCCAGAATCGAATCACACTTGCTCGGATAGGTTTCCCTTGCTCCAAGAATGGAGCAAGGGAGTCTCGCTCAACAAGACGACAGAAGAAGGCTTGGATGTGGTCTTCAATGAGGGAGACCTTCCTGGAGTTGTGCATCTTCTTGCTCAAATACTTGGTGAGCATAGCTGTCATGTTCACTGCATTCTCTGCAAGCCATTGAGAAGTCAGATTCCCTTGAGGGGTCTTTTTCTTTGGTGCAGATGCTTTGAGGACCTCTTGGTGGATCCTTGCCCAGTGTCTTCCCAGCACACTTGTTGAGTGACTTCCCCCTAGAATGTCACTTGTAAGAGAAACGGCTTCCAAAAACGAGATCTTCTCGTCGTCTGTATTGATCATCTTCGACTCCATGAAGGGCCCTGAAGTCAAGGACTTTCGGGCTAGTGTAATCCCAACGGGACATCTAGTCGTGTTAGGTCCTATATCTCTATCCGAGTCTCCGATTTCAGTAAAGAGGCAAAACGAAACAACTCGTCTTTTTCTGGCGGTAACCTGGAGGGTTCTCGGTAACGATATGATGAAGACCACTGAAAGAAAGCTCTAGCCCACATTTTTGGAGAATCCTACATGTCCCTGCTCACCCACATTCTCAAGGTCGCCGGAGTCTTTGACGAAATGGACGTCCTAGCTCGTGCCCAATTCATGGAAGGGTACTTGGGGCTTCGACCCTTTCAGAAGATTCGAGGCGCCAACGGGAAGCCTGCTCTGCTGAAGGCCATCGCGAGCATGATGAACGAGGTGGGTGCCACTTCGGAGGAGTGGGTTTCTCGTGGGGACACAGGTCTCTACCGGGCGAACTACATGGCGATCAACAGCATGCTTCGGTCTCAGACTGGTGAGAGAACGATGGAAGCTGGAGACGTACTCCAGTCTATGATGGGGCTGTCAGGCTGGGAAGATGAAGAAGGTGAGACCATTGAACTTGGGGGCAAGAGCCCGTTCTGGCTTGCTGGGAAGTACGCAGCTGGGAAAGACAAGGATTGGCTTGCCAACGGGATGGTACCAAGTCAGGCCGTGGGGAACACAATCGTGTTTTCAAAGCGCCGTACTGTGGACGTACTTCGTCAAGAGAGAGATCGGATGCGTAAGCGCCGAGAGAACGAAGACCAGATCTACGACGAGACAATGAGCGGAGAAGAGTCTGGTGGCGGAGATTGGGGGACCATCATCGATGCTGTGTTCTCAAACCCAGAGCACGCTCTGTCCAAGAAGTTCTTCGCTTGGCTCGCAAAGAGAATCCCCATGATCCTCTCGGCGAACACAGCAGAGATCATGACTCAGTACCTTGAAATCCTGAAGTCTGGGCAAGTGTCCTTCAAGGGCACAGGCGCTGCGGGTGCAGGAGGCGGAGATTCTGGAATCGCAAAGATTTTGAATCTGACACCCCAAGCACTGTTCAAGGCTAAAGCGCAATTCGTGGACAAGATGTCGGAATACATCGAATCCCATCCAGGAGAGCAACAAGGCCTACGTGACATCTTCGAGGATGCATCCTTCCTGAGAGACTTGTTCAGAGGACGGGTCCGATCTGCGGCACACCGCAAAGCTATTGCGAAGGCTCTAAAGGAATCGCAGAGAGACTGCGTCAACTGTGCTTCTCAAGGTCGAGTCAAGGTCAGAAATGGCAGCACCCATGACAGCCATTGCCAGTTCCACAAGCAATGGGTTGCTCAAGGTGGATTTGGGAATCAGGCAGAGAAGCTTGCTCGGAAAGTGGCTCACCGGCACATTGCCTCTCTTCAGAGACGCTGACCATCAAGAGAAAATGAAAAGAGCCCAGGTGATTTCACCTGGGCTTCTTGCTTTCAAGATGGTTTGGAGATCATGTCTTCTTCTTCTCAGTGAGAGCTTTCTTCGTGAAGGTCTTTCGGGCGAAGTCCAAAACCATGTTCGGGTTGTCTGCCATCATCGAGACTAGAGCTTCCTTGTCTCTCTGTAGACCCACCATAGCACCCACAAACTTCTCCGTGATTCCCCCGCTCAGGTAACTGAGGAAGCCATTCTTCTCGATGTTTGGGAACTGTAGTGAAACAGACTTGTAGGAGCCACCAGATTCAGATTCAGGCACTCGAACCACGCCAAGAGACTCATTGAGAACCTCCTCGATTCGGAATCGGATATCTGTAGACCGATCCGTCTGTTCCTGAATTTGGTACAAGGCACTCAGAAGGTAGACGGACTCAGCATGAAAGTGCTTGAGTGCCCAGTAGAGGGTCCGAGGATCTTTGTCCTTCTCGTACTTGTTGAGCGCATTTTCCAGCTGCTCATCAAGGTGTTGTCGCTTTTTATGTTGCACGTCTACGTTGAGATTCTTTTGGTTCTTCCGTTTACCCAACATCGTCAATCCTCCTAGTTGCAGACAGTCGCCTTCGTGCGGGCAAAACGAATGACGTCTTTGCATGACGCTTGTGAGACCGTCCTCGTCGCTCGTGCTGCAACTCCATCGCATTGGTGCGTGGTGCAGAACGCAGAACAAAGATTCTCCAACCCCGAAAGCAGACGTCAGTGTCCCAGTTGTCGTCATTTGCGTGGAGAAATCCGCTCTTCTTGAGCATCGTCACGACCTTTGAAGCGGATGATCTCTTGATGCTGAGCATCCCCATCAGTTGCTCAAGCCTGAACTGTGTAAGACCACGTGAAAGAATGGTCGATTCAGCAAGCGTTGCGAGCTTTCGGATCTTTCGGTCGACCAGAGTCATCTGAAATCCTATCATCGGTAAGGGGTCTCAACCTTTGTGATGGAGACCAATCGGGCCGCAGTGTCCACCCTCTCGTCCAACATGTATTGGACGACCCTCTTTAGGGTTCTGAAGTCGTCTGAGATGGCGTCGTACCGGAAGAGTTCTGAATTCTCGTAGGACACCACAGCAACACAGTGGCTGCCATAGTGCTCATCCTGAAGGTCGATGAGCTTGATCTTCAGGTTTCGGTACGTGAAGGGCACTCTCAGAGAGTCAGCGACTTCTTGGTATGGGATGTCTTTTTCCACGAACTAGCTCAAGCCCAGAATCAAGGCTGCGAAGAGGATGTCGAAAACTGCGATACACGCGATGGTTTGAAACACGTTGGTCATGCAGCTTTAACGAACGACCAAACCTCTTTTCCCCTACTTGCCCAACTTTTCCAAGTTTGAATTCTCCAACATGTCAATGGAGACAATGACTCCGGTGCTCCAACCAATTATTCTGTTGGTATGCGCAGTGGACTTGACTGGAGTCAGAGAGAAAGGAGACAATGGGGCAAGATTCTGAGACTCAGCAAACTTCTGAGCATCCTCAGGACTACGATGCATGCTGAGAGAACCGTCCTTGTACTCTTGGATCCAAACCTCATCAGTTTGGTTGAGACGGTAGTTCAGACTGTCACTCACCGTAAGGATTGCGGCCTGGACAACTGCGATGTCTTCCCCTCTGGAGTGCTCTAAACTTAGAGCGCCCAAAGCTTCAAAATGGATGTGCATCAGGTGTTTACGTTGGGAGACACTCACATACCCGAAGGTGCCTTCCATACGTGTCCGCATCTGTGCGATGACCAATGGGGTAGCACTCTTCACCATCAGTTTGAACCACTTTGTGAGTGGTATCTTACGACCCTCAAGTTCAAGAACTAGGGTCGCAGCCTCCAGAACAGATTCCTTGGAATTTTCTGCAAGCAAGGTTCCAATGCGATCCAGCTTATGGATGATCCAATCAACAGTTGGCACATTCGTTGTCATGACTCATCCTTACTCGCAGAGAGGTTCATCGAGAACTCAAACCAACTCGAATGAAGTTCTCAACCTCATTCGGACGGTAGAAGAGACTGGGGTCTTGTAGAAGAGCCTCCCGAGCTAGTCGAACAGGTTCCTGCCTGTCTCTACCTGAGAGATTGAACTCTGAAATGAGACCCTCGTTGTCGACCTGAGGTCTGCGTAGGAGGGCCGTAAAGGATGTTCTCTCCGCTAGGGTCATTGAAGACGCTACTCGACGCAGAGAGGCTTGCTGAGAGGCCGTGAGGAACCCCAAAGACTGTGAACCCAACCCTAGGTCTGCCATGTCGAGTAGAAGCAAGACATCGTGGGAGGTGGTTTGAAACTGACCTGCCATGTAGGAGGCGAAGGGTCTCTGGGTGGCGATCATCTTGGCCAGCACCTCAATGAGCCCAAAGGGCTTCATTGTGACGAGAGCCTCTCGGGCCCCAGTACCCGAGAGGATGTTCTGAACCAAGATGGTGGAGACTGCTTCCCAGGGCATGTTCTGAAGCTTCTCGGCATTCTTTCGCATTGAGGTCTCAACCTCAGGTGAGATTTGAAGCCCGTACTTCACGAGGAACTTGATTGCCCGCAACATCCTTGTGGGTCATCGGAGAAAGTCCTGTCAGGATCTAGGGGGGTCTGGATGACCTTTTCCGATAGGTGGCGTAGCCCAAGACCTGTGAGGTCAAGGACTTCAACCCCGTCAGGCCCATTCGTTAGGTCTCCCAATCTCCACAACAGGGTGTTGACCGTGAACTCTCGACGGTAGACGTCTTCCTCTATCGTGGCGGGCTGAACATCTGTTGGCTTGTAGCCCTTCCCTTTTCCAGATCCTCCATAGGACTCCTTCCGTGCGTTGGCGATTTCAATCACCTCTCCGGACATCTGAGCCCCATCCAGAGTCCAGTCTCCACAGACAGTGATGATGGCCACCCCGTACTGGTTGGTTGTGACGTTGGAGGTCACGGGAATCGCGTTTGCGACCTTCTTGGCAAACCAGTCAGAGTCCCTCCCACCCAAAGCAACAGAATCGACCACTACATCGATATCCTTCACCGGAACTCCAAGTAGGTGGTTTCTCACTGCGCCTCCAACGACATAGATGTGGTTGCCCACTCCATTGTGGTTGGCGACATCCGAAAGGATTCTCATGAGTCCGGTTGTCTTTTGGTTTGTCTTAGTCATTTGGTTCCTGGGAAAACACTCCCACAAGGTCTGAGGGGCTACAAGGACCCTCAAGTCGATTCCTGGGAGATGTCGTACATCCACAGACCTCTGAAGGCATCCGAGTAGGCTCTGTCAGGTTCTACCTAGACACCAAGAAAGTCTTCCTGTATACCAGCCCCTCGTTTCGTTTCCTGTTGTGTTGTTTCAGCAGGACGTGGAATTCCCTCTCGTCTACGATCTCCTGACCTCTTCCCAAAGAGACTGGATAAGTACCCGAGGACAAGTAGGCCTTCTCCATCATGAGGTCTTACGGGGTTCCGGACTCGAAAGAGTCGTAGAGCGTCACGGTCGCTATCTACGAAACGGTCTCCCCAACGCGAGAGTTTTGGGATCAAGACAAAGGACTCGTCTTGTGTAGTCGCCTACAAACCTGAGGCACTCAGAGGTCTGTTACGTAAGAACATACCTTGTCATCTATCTGCCCTCCCGTTCCAGTGGTTAGACTTCCTCTCATGCGAGAGTAGAGAGGATCAAAGTCTAAGAAGGAATAAGGATCACTCTGAGAGGAGGATCCAAAGAGAAGTAAGGGAAATAAGGGGATAGATGTTCCTTGAGAACACTTTCAAAATTCAGAATACAAGTTCAAGTCTTCTTCATCCTTCAAGTTCAAGTCTTCTTCATCCTTCAAGTTCAAGTCTTCTTCATCCTCCAACAAGTCTTCATCTACCTACTCATCATCGTTCTTGTACTACTGGTAGTCGTCATCGTCGTAAGGGTAGAAATACACTTCGAAAGTTTGGACAGAGGTTCAGGTTGGTGGGAGGGAGTTTTTTGAACGGTCAGTAAGACCGTAAGGGATAGCTACGTCTGTCAGATGGAAACCCTATTAGATTTCATCTATCAGAGGAGGCTTTCTTGTCAGCCACATACCGAGTGGAGATCCAGTATAGTCGGCTGTTGAGTGACCTATGGGGAATTCTCCAAGGTAAACGCTATCCAGTCTTCCCTAGGGGAAGTCGGGCTGCGCCATCTCCAGTTGTCTACGTGTTCCCAGATTTCAATGTTCAGTCTGGATATCGGTGGAACTTCTGGGAGGAGATTTCAGCTCCGGTCCTCATCAACATGAACAAGATAGTCCCTCCATATTTGGGAGGCTGGGGTAACCCTGAATCCATACCTATCTTGGATGCCTACTTGAGGTCTGCTCTGTTGGCCTCTTCATGGTCGGTCAAAGTGGACTACACGTAGTTCTCTATTGAGTCTGAGAGAGATGACTCTCAGATCGAGACTTATTCGTCTAGCTCACACCAAGCCTCAGCTACGTCCGCACCTACTTCCTCTTCTCAAGGAAGCCGCAACCTTCGACCCATCTCACTATGGTCTTGAAGGTTTGCTAGAGGGGAAGCCTACAACTCTCTATCACGGGACAACTGCGAAGTTCTCGTCCTTTGACATGAGTCTCAGTCGGGATGAGTTGGTGAACAAGTTCTATGGGAAGGGGATTTTCCTGGTTCCCTCCAAGAAGATCGCAATGAAGTACGCCGATGCGAATCGAAACATCGGATTCCCGCCATCCATCATTGACGACCTCAAAAGCAGGAATCGAAATGCTGGGGACTTCCTACAAGCTCTCTACAAGGATGGGCCTGATGCATTCGATTCTTTCACTAGGGAGAAGGGTTTCTTCACTGACAACCCTTCTCCTGGAGAACCACCTCTTGATTGGGCGGGCTTCGAGAAGTTCTTGGGAGTTTCTGGAAACACATTGAGCGACCTTGCGGGATACATCTTGGGAAGTGTGACTTCACCTATCCCTACCTCTAATACGCTCGAATTGTTTGGTTCTCAAACTGGAGCACCATCTTGGATCTATGATGCTCTGGATGAGATTGGTTTGGATTCCTCTGTGTACCGACCAAAGGTCTACACAGTCACTGTGCAGGTAGAGAAGACACTGGTCACCAAGAGCAAGTCTCTGGCAAAGAAGGCTCGTAGTCAGGGGTACGACTCAGTGTTGTTCTACGGTGCAGACCTTGTGGGCGGAGTTCCTGAGGTGGCTGTCTACGACCCAAGAAAAGTACGAATTGTGAAAGTAGATGTTCTGGATTGACCAACTGAGCGTAAGTTAGAGCACGAGGTTTACGGGAGTTGGAAACGACCACCCGAACGGTCAAGAAAAAAAAAGAACCACCTCATGTCGATTTCACTGGACGCCTCAAACAACATCAGATACAAATCCTTCACTCAATCATGTTCGTCTCTCTAACCACCTTCAAGTCTAGCAAAATGCAATCAGGCATCTCGCCTGTAGTGTATTTGAGCCAGCTTGAATCGGGACGCTCAGATTGTGGCTTTGCAGCACGCGAGATCTCCCTCCCAGGAAATATCTTGGTGACTTGACTCTTCTAACCTCTCCAGGAGAAGATCAGGCCACCTAGGGAAACCAGGTGGCCTGAGTCATTTCAGGGAGAAAAGATGAAATCAGGTTCGTTAGGTTTCAAGACGGGGGAAAGAAAGTTTGGTTCCTGGGGGGAAAAGAGAAACGTAGGTTCGTTAGGTTTCGAGAAGATTTCATGGAGCGGACGTGGGCACTGGTAGCCCCACCTGTTTGTAACACAGGCGCCCGAAAAGCATTGTGGGTTCGAATCCCTCTCGCTCCATATGCAGAACAAGCAGAAACGAGGCTCAGTCTCCATCCGGGACTGTAGCTCAACAGGTAGAGCAGCAAGCTTTTAACTTGCGGTATGAGGGTTCAAGTCCCTTCGGTCCCATGGCTTCTTTCGGACACAAGCATTAGCGGTGATGCACTAGACTCTTAATCTGGGGAATTCGGGTTCAACTCCCAGGTGTCCGACTCTTCAAGCTTCAACTCTCAAAGTTCAAAACTCAAAGTTCATTCTCGGATCGTCTAGCGGTAGGACAGTTGACTCTGACTCAACGAACTGAGGTTCGAATCCTCGTCCGAGAATCCTGAGGTGATAAAGCCACCTTCCTTCAACCGGAAAAAGTGGCTCACCTCAAACTGAAAACTGAATATGGAATTCCTTCAGCGTGACTCCACGGGAGCACGCAGAGTTAGGATTCTGAGTTGGGGCCACTTGAGTAGTGGGTATCTCAACTCAGAGGGCCTTCTCAAGATTGTTCGCGCTTTCCAGTTCTTGCGACCTAGACAACCTAGATAAAATTGAACTGGATATACAGGGAGGAAAGACTCCCGACTATTCCTGGGTAGCTCAGAGGTAGAGCGACGAGCTGTTAACTCGTTGGTCGTAGGTTCGATTCCTTCCCCAGGAGCTTTAGGCCACGGTCAGGGTAACCGGATTGGACTCCAAATCCGATCGTCTGCAAGGTTCGATTCCTTGGTGGCCTGTCTTGCTTAGTTCTCGCAGCGGTAGCTCAGTGGTAGAGCACTTGATTGAAAATCGAGGTGTCGTCGGTTCAATCCCGACTCGTTGCATGTGTCTGTTTCTCTCGGGGTGTGGCTCAGTGGTAGAGCGCTCGGTTTGGGATCGAGAAGTCGCAGGTTCGACCCCTGTCTCCCCGACTCGCATGAATACTTGAAGGGTGTACATCTTTTTGGTAGATCGGCCCTCACGGGCCACTCACTCTTTATCCCTTGTCATGCGAGTTTCTACTGTGTTCCTGAAAAAATGGATGTGTTGATCCAACCATTCAGCAACTCATGCGGCTAATCTCAGGTACCTGGCACCTTGAAGCCATTACGGGCTTGTAGCTCATTTGGGAGAGCGCTTCGATGGCATCGAAGAGGTAAGCGGTTCGATCCCGCTCTGGTCCATTCGTGTGAATACTCGATCGGGATTACATTGTCCTAACCACAATCGATCTGGGTTCGAATCCCAGGCATCTTCGCAAGAGGGTGAGCAGGGTTGCTAGAAAACATCTCGGTCATTCTTGTCGCACGATCTATTTTCTGTCTCTGTCGTCTAAAAGGCTAGGACCTTGGCCTCTCAAGTCAAGAACAGGAGTTCGAATCTCCTCAGAGACATCAAGCGAATTGGAAGTCAGACTACAACCAAGCAGATGGTCGCGGGTTCGAATCCCGTCCTTCGGGTAAAACCGGAGGTAGCTCAGCGGTAGAGCATCCGCCATATACACGTCTCCTTCCGTTCTTTGTCGCTTGAACTATTCCAGAGGTGGAATACCTGTGAGGACTACATCTAAACCTCAGTGTCGCTGGTTCAAGTCCAGCCTGCCCCGCTTCTATGGGGGAGTAGCTCAGTTGGTAGAGCATGAGAATGTCCACGCTAAAACTTGTCCGCCTCACTAACTTCCTTCCTGGTGTTTGTAGCTCAACGGTAGAGCGCTCGATTGTGGATCGAGATACGAGGGGTTCAACTCCCCCCTTACACCCTCAACGGGTATGACGGTCTGGTTGATCTGCTTTCCCTGATAAGGAGGGCGTGCATGAGTTCGATTCTCTGATACCCGATGCCGTGTCCAGGGTCTGTTTGACCTGGCCTCAAGGAACTGGCTCAACAAAAGTTGGGTTGGGCGCGAACGGATTAGCGTGTGACTCGAATGGGGGAGGTCGTTCTCCCCACTCGCCAGAATGTAGGCCTAGCCGTACCTATGTTCCTGAAAAAAAACTACGGCTGTTTCTTGATGCGGAGTAGAGCAGTCTGGTAGCTCGCTAGGCTCATAACCTAGAGGTCGGTGGTTCGAATCCATCCTCCGTTATTATGCCGGAATCTCACCACCATGTTCCCAGGGATGGGACTCCACATGGTGGTCCGGCTCCAACTAAACGGGCATGTAGCTCAGCTGGGAGAGCGGTGGCTTTGCAAGCCATAGGTCAGGGGTTCGATCCCCCTCTTGTCCATGGGAAGATAGCTCAGGAGACGTCTAAGACGTTCGACTTGTCTGAGGAGTACGGGAGACCAAGGGCCCAGAAACAAAGACAGTTCAGAGCGGCGAGCCAGTAAGCTCGGTGCGCGTCGGTGAAAATCCGATTCTTCCCACCATTTTCCGATAGGTAGTGAATGCCAAATGCGCCTCGAACCATGAGGAATGAGCGGGGCTAACCACTATCCTTCGGAATCCATTTACTCCTGAAGATGTTGCAAGTAGGTGTCCTGGAAGGTCTTGGGCCAGGATAGGAGTTCTCCCCAAGAGAAGGGTTCAAGTCCCACTACTTGCAATGTCTTCAGGTGTAGTTTCTCCGCCAAAGCATAAAGGGTGATGCCCCGTCTTGGTATGACGGTTAACTGGTTTCAAGCACCAGTGGTGGCTTGTTTCTTTAGGGTCTGTACTGGTTTCGACAGGGTGTGCGAATAGAGAGAGTGCGTGTCGGGCTTCGTCAGGTCAGCTCGTTAAAAAGATGTGTCAAATAAGCTGCCAACTCAAACAGCTACGTTCCCGCCGCAATGGCTGCGTGAACCGTGGGTACGTGTAGCCGCCTAGGGCGACATGTACTTGCGTAATCAAATCTAGGTAAAAACCCCGGCTTTTCTTCAGCGGGGGGTCGCAAGACTACTCTGAGGGAATGGTGGAGGGTACTACGCGAACCGTGGAACCCCTAAAGGTGGCCCGTTGGGGCTGGGCATCTTAGGTCAAGAGGCTTGCTTCTTGACCACCCGAATTCCAACTACACACGTAGGACTCGATCTAACTAGCCATTTTGGACGTGGGTTCGATTCCCACCAGATCCATCAGTGAATGCGGGCGTAGCTCAGTTGGTAGAGCCTCAGTTTTCCAAACTGAATGTCGTCGGTTCGAATCCGATCGCCCGCTACTCGTCCCCGTGCTGCCAGGGGGAGATCGAGAGATAGGGACCCCTGGACTTGTCCAGGCTAGGAACCCTACTGGCACAATAGATTTTCGGGTCGGCACGGTTGCGGTGGGTCGCTCCCACCTCGGGTTCAACTCCCATACGGTCCACTCATTTTGCGGGTGTAGGTCAGTGGTAGACCATCAGCTTCCCATGCTGAATGTCGTGGGTTCGACTCCCATCACCCGCTCTGGGCTGAATACTCGCCGGGAGTACATCCTTGCACGGTGAAACCTCTCTCGGTATTTCTTGTCAGTCCTCTAATGACGCTGTCCTTCTGGTGAAGGCATCTGACTGCAAATCAGGTTGAGGGACGTTCAACTCGTCTCGGCGTCTTGACGGTAAGGTGACATGGATGCGCTGATCCAAACCCTCAGCGACCCACAGGGGATTGGATGTAAGTCTACCGTCAGTTTTTGTCCTTGTAGCTCAGTGGAAGAGCAGGAGCCTTCTAAGCTCTTGGTCAGGGGTTCAACTCCCTTCAGGGACGTGTTTCTTTAGTCCGCATAGTGAAACTGGATATCACGCATCTCTACGAAAGATGTATTCGGGGTTCGAATCCCTGTGTGGACGCTAGTACCTATCATGAATCCTCACCCCTACTTTCGGAAGTCTGAATAAGGGGTCAGGAAGGAAAGCTCGTCTCAAGATAAACTGTCCTTGTGTTGAAGTGGATATCAAGGAAGCCTCCGAAGCTTTCATCCCAAGTTCGAATCTTGGCAAGGACGTTCCACTGTGTCTCATTCGACGCTCTCGCAGGTGTAGATGAGGAGTCACACAGAAAGGCGTGGGTCTCTCAGCGGTCCACGGGAAGAAAGCATACAGGGGAAGGCAACTTGCTCTTACTGAGCCCTATCTCAGGAGGGTAATAGCTAGAACTGGAAGCAAGCTGGGGTTTCGCCTCTGTCTTCTTGGAGAAGGTCAACTCTCATAAGGTTGGTGTGACGGTTCGATTCCGTACTGAGGCATTGGATGGTCTAAAGGGAAGGAGGCACTTAGCCTGTGTTTCCGGAATCACATGGCTTGTGATTCCCGAACTTAGACCCTCTGAGTCGTACAAAGCCGTTGGAGACAAACCAACAATGGAGCGGTAGAAGTCCGCGTAAACGGATGTGGAATCCGAACTGGACAGAATGAGGGTGAGAGACCTTCTGAGTACGATTTTTGCGCTTGGATGCCGTTGGATGGCAGCCGCACTGTCTATGCGGTGAAGCTCGGTTCGATTCCGGTCAGGCGCGTTTCCGCTGTGTTCCTGGTAGGTTGCACGTAACAGGGGTTAACACAGAAAGGCGTGGGTGGATGTGCACCCATAGGGAAAAAGTCCAAGTTCGTGTCGGATGGTGTCTGCGAGTCCTTACGTAGACAGCCAAACAGCGAGTCTTGGGCACATATCTAACGGAGTGTGGCGAAGTGGTATCGCGCTTGGTTCGGGACCGAGAGATCGCAGGTTCAATCCCTGTCACTCCGAAATCCTCATGAGATGGGGAAAAGACCATAGGGTCTTCGTTAATGAGATAGGAAAACGGATGCGCTGTTCCAACCCATCAGCGACCTGAGATGAAGAAGAGAAGAATGCACGGGTAGCTCAGCGGTAGAGCGGTTGTCCTACACACAACGGGTCAGGGGTTCGACTCCCTTTTCGTGCAAAACAAAAACCCACCTAGGTAGCAAGGATTCAGTTCCTTGCATAACGTTCAGGGAGGTGGGGAGAGCGGATAGAGTGAACGTACTCCGCTTACAAATACCGGACAAGGAAGAGCATAGAGAGGTTTCCTCAATACACCTCTTCCTTGATCTTGGACAAGCCCGAGTGGTGAAATTGGCATACACACCGTCCTCAGAAGGCGGCGCGAAAGCGTGTGGGTTCGACTCCCGCCTCGGGCACTGTTTCTGTTTGTAATGAGGATGTGGCGGAATTGGTATACGCGCCAGACTAAGAATCTGGTGGTCTTAGAATCGTGTGGGTTCGACTCCCACCATCCTCATGGGTTAGGCAACTTCGTGCAGACAAAATGTCACTGATCATGACGTCGTTGTCGGTCGTTGCCCAACTCAGTTTCTCAGTTCTATGAGGGGATAGCCCAACGGCAGAGGCAGGGTCTTTAAGATTCCCCAAGGTGGTGGGTTCGAATCCCCCTCTCCTTAGTTTTGCGAAGGTGGCGGAATGGCATACGCGCTGGGTTTAGGTTCCAGTATCTTCGGGTGTGAGGGTTCGAGTCCCTCTCTTCGCATTGGTTTTTGAGTCTCAAACGCGGGAATGGCGGAATTGGCATACGCATCGGCTTCAAAACCCGACGAGAAATCTTGAGGGTTCGACTCCCTCTTCCCGCACAACAACAAACAGAAAGGTAGGTAGACCGTGCAAATGACTCTTGTATTGGATCAAGGCTACCAGCCTCATCGGGTAGTCACATGGCAGCGAGCTGTGATGCTGTGGTGGGAGGGTAAGTGTGAGGTCGTTGAAGAGTACGACAACGACATTCGAAGTGTGTCCATCACAATCAAGATGCCTGCTGTTGTTCGACTCTTGCACAGAGTGCGGGGGAAGAAGCAGGCTGTGAAGTTCTCTCGGATCAACGTTGCGACTCGTGACAACTTCACCTGTCAATACTGCGTCAAGAAGCTCCCTCTCTCGAAGCTTACGTACGACCACGTTGTACCTAAGTCCAAGGGTGGAAAGACTTGCTGGGAGAACATCGTGATGGCTTGTCACCCCTGTAACGAGGGGAAGAGAGATCGCTCACCCGAGCAAGCAGGTCTGAAGCTGCGTAAGCAGCCAGTCAAACCAGCTTACTTGCCAGTAGTGACCATGAGATTTGAGATGACCAACATCCCTGATGCTTGGGTATCCTACGTCTACTGGAACTCTCCTCTCGAAGAGGGCTAGTTTTGATTTCGATGTGGTTTCTCTGAATCCGGTCTCTAACGAATGGCTGAAGACACTCTCTGGTCACGGGGGGTAAGGCAGCAATCTGGAGAACGGTTGTATCGTCGCTGTGAAGGAAAGTACGGGGCAGGAGATTTCGAGCTACTAGGCCTGGCATTAGGTTCTCCAGGTTCGAGATCTCTCTGGCAGGCGCTAAGAATACAATCCAGTGCTGCTCGCCTTGAGGGTAAAAGCCCTTCGAGTTGTTGAAGCCGACCGGCCAGTCGGTTGAGACTCGTGTCCGAATAACTAACTTTCACGGTTACGTCCTGGGGTGGAATCTCAGGTCGATAGAGGACGGGTTCAGGGAAACCACAAAGATTTCCGGACGACTTTTCGGAGTCGGCAAATGCATGGGCGGGACGGCGTCCATGGGAATACAACGATTGTCAGGTGACTGGCAGTCAGACCCGTCCTCTTTTCTTTACAGTGTCTCAACTGTGAAAATGGCTGTGCTGAGCCAACCCAATCAGTGACTACCTGTCCGTTGATCTGGAAGTTGAATCTGTCAGGGACAGAGCCTGTTTCGAACACAGTGCGCTCTTCGTAAGAAGAGTGGGGATCAAGACCTCCGATTTCCGTGTCTGATTGGAAGCTGAAATGGCCAGGGGTCATTACTGCTTGGAAAGCAGCTAGCACCTGAAAGGGTGTGGAGTTCGAGTCTTCCGGCTTCCGTGAAATGGATGCGTTGATCCAACCCATCAGCGACAAGTCGCGGTTCTAGGCCTGATCAGCAATGTGATAATGGAGGGTAATCTCGGCCGGGCCGAGCACTGCCTTGAAAACAGAGGGCTCCTTGAAAGAGGGGTGGAGTTCGACTCTTCTGCTCTCCATTTGGAAGGTGAACTGGCCAGGGGTCAGTCCGGTTTGCTAAACCGAGAGTGCTCGCAAGGGCATGGGGATCAGGACCTCCTCCTTCCGTTTCCGTTTCTGCGGGTGTAGCTCAGTGGTAGAGCGTTTCGTTGCCAACGAAAATGTCGCGGGTTCAATCCCCGCTACCCGCTTGTGTGAACTCAACACAACCTCCTAGAGGGTGACGTGTTCTCACAATTTGTCCTCCAGAAAACTGGAGGAAGGAATTCCTGTTCAGGAAAACATCGGGGTAGATACTGTGGCAAACAAGAATCTCTTTCAATCCGCTCCAGCGGGTCGCGTCGCGCCGATTGCCGACACAGTCAACGCAGCTGGTGGTTTGGCGTACAAGGCTTCTCAGAAGGAAGCTCTTGCTCAGTACGTGGCTACTGGTTGTCTGGGTTCAACGTTCTACTCGACAGATGAGGAACAGTTGGACACGATCTTGAAGCTCGCTGCTTCAGTGGATCCTGAGTTCGTTGCGAAGGCAGCGATCTACGGACACAAGTCAGCCTTCATGAAGGACGCTCCGGCCCTCCTTCTGGCTCACCTCATGACACGTGGAGAGCCTGGTATCGCAGCCATGAAGTCTGCTTTCTTCCAGGTCATCGACAACCCAAAGATGATGCGGACTTTCGCTCAGATTGTCCGGTCTGGTCGGGTTGGTCGAAAGTCTTTTGGTACGGCACCAAAGAAGCTGATTGAGACTTGGTTCCTGAACCGTACAGATGCTCAGTTGATCCGTGCAACAGGTGACAAGCCTTCGATTGCAGACGTGGTCAAGATGGTTCACCCAAAGCCAGCCACACCTGAGCGGAAGGAAACTTACGCTTGGCTCGTGGACAAGAAGGTCGACCTCGAAAAGGCAGATCCTCTTCTTCAGGAGTACGAGGCTTGGAAGAAGGACACCACTCGTCCGATTCCTGATGTTCCGTTCCTCATGCTCTCGAATGCGAAACTCACGAAGTCTCAGTGGGTGGAAATCGCACTCTCTGCTTCTTGGCAGACTTTGCGTATGAACATCAACACGTTCCAACGTCACGGTGTTTTCGAGGACGCAGCCACGGTCAAAAAGCTTGCAGACAAGCTTCGTGATGAGGACTCGATTCTTCGGGCTCGGGTATTCCCATACCAACTCCTTGTTGCGTACAAGCACACTGAGGCTGCTCCCATGGAGATCCAGAACGCTCTTCAGGATGCGATGGAAATTGCGACCAAGAACGTTCCTTCCTTTGATGGTCTGAAGGTTGCGGTTTTCCCAGACGTGTCTGGGTCTATGGCTTCCCCAGTCACAGGCACTCGAAAGGGTGCTACTTCGAAGGCTCAGTGCAGAGAGGTCGCTGCCCTCATTGCAGCTACGATCCTTCGTAGGAACCCAGATGCCATTGTTCTTCCCTTCAAGGAAGACATTGTGAAGCTGAGGTTCAACCCACGCGATTCGATCATGACGATCGCCAAGCAGATTGCGGAATGCGGCTCAGGTGGTACAGACTGCTCAGCTCCTCTGAGGGCTCTGAACGCAACCAAGGAGAAGGTGGACATCTGCATCTTCGCCTCGGACAATGAGTCTTGGATGGACAGCAAGGTCGTTCAAAACTCTTGGTCCTCTGGTTACACATCATCGGCTACCAAGTCGATGATCGAGTGGGAGGCAATCCGTGCTCGGAACCCAAAGGCGAAGTTGGTTTGCATTGACCTCGCTCCCAACGGCTCACGTCAGGCTCCTACACGTGAGGACATCCTCAATGTAGGCGGATTCTCGGATGAAGTGTTCACCCTCATGTCTGAGTTCGTAAAGGGCTCAGGTAGAGATCACTGGGTGAAGAAGATCGAGGCGATCGGTTCAAAGCCTACAGAAACGAAAAACGTTCCTGTAGAGGCTTCACCTTAGACCTCTTACCGCCTCGGTAGCATCTCTATGCTCCGCCATGAAGAAGAAAGGATTCTTCATGGCGGAGAGCAAGAGAAAAGGAGACGTAGGAGAGGCTATGGTGTTGGCCGATGTTTTGAGGCAAGGACACAAGGTCGCTCTCCCTGTGGGTGAGGATTGGAGATACGACTTAATTGTTCTGAGGCATGGGAAGTTGGAAAGAGTTCAATGTAAGTACGTTGAATCCGATGGCTTGGTGATTGAAGTTCCAGGTCGGAGTTCAAATTCTCATTCAACTCGTCTATACACCTCAGATGAGATTGACTGCCTCGCAGTTTATGACAAGACAACTGAGTCTTGTTACTACATCCCATCCTCTGAGATAGGGTCTGGTAAGTCCTTGTTTTCCCTTAGGTTAGTTCCTTCTTCAAATGGTCAGGTTAAGAGAGTACGTTGGGCAAAAGACTACAAGTCTTGGTGATTTCTGCCTCTATAGCTCAGTTGGAAGAGCACCCTCCTTGTAAGTGGGATGTCGTCGGTTCGATTCCGACTGGAGGCTTGGTTTCTGTTTCTTGGCCCCATCGTCTATTGGTTAGGATTGTGGATTTTCACTCCACAAAACGTGGGTTCGATTCCCCGTGGGGTCATTTCATTTCAGCACTCTGGGTTCGTCTAAAGGCAGGACGTCGGACTTTGAATCCGTGAATGGAGGTTCGATTCCTCCACCCAGAATTTTAGGGGGAATTCCATTTCAATTGACTTCCGCATTGCTCTGAGCTAGTAGAGATGTGCGGCATTCATTTTGTTGGATGGGTGTTGTTCTGTACCGGCGCATGTAAGTGGATCCAACACCACTACATGCGCCTTTTTTTATTTGGGGTTTCTGGCGCCTCAAAGAGTAATGAACTCCATGATTTCTGGGTCTGTTGTGCTCTACCATGGGCCTGGTTCTGAGGGTGAAGCTCGAAAGCAGTCACATCTACATGGTCTTGTAGTTCCGTTTGGAACTGGGGAGGCCTTGAAGAAAGATGATGTCAGAGATTTGGTGTCTCTACTGAACCAAACTCCAGTTGGCTCAAAGCCTTGGGGGGTTGTAGTTGGGCCTCTCGATGAGATCTCTCCTTCTGTAGCGGATGTCTTGCTGAAGACTGTGGAGGAGTTCAACCCCACGTGCATCCGACCTTTCCTATGGGCTAGAGACCTCGGAGGCGTTCTACCTACGCTTCGCTCCAGATGTCTTCACGAGTTTGTGTCTGGCGAAGACTCTCGTGTGTCTGTAAGCCGACCACAAGCTGACAAGCTTCTCAAAGCCTACACTCAGAAGAACTGGACTGACATTGTCTCTGAGTTGAAGGAATCCAAAGGCGATGAAGAATTTGTGCTGCTAGCTTTGGTGGAGGCTGTGCAGGAGCGTCTTTTGGCGGGTAGGGACACAAGTGAAATGCTTGTCTTGTGGCGTTCCTTGCGTAGTTTCTTTGAGACTCGTGAAGCACCTTCTACTCCAGCTCGTGTGCTCAACATCTTCTTGGAGGGCTCGTTCCCATGAGTAAGAAAGAGCCTCCAGCCTCAGTTCTCTTGGTAGGTGGGTCGGATGAGTTCAATCGCCGAAGATTGATCTCCAAGATTGTCGCTACTCGCGTATCTGAGGGTTGGGGTGTCACCCCTGTCGACGGGAGTTCACCCAGTCCTTTGGATTCTGTGTTTTCGATGACGATGATGTTTGGGACACCAACACTTTGTGTCATCTCAAACCCAGAGAAGCTGCTCCCAGAATTGATCTCTGAGCAACTGAGTTCTCCTGACCCTAACATCAGCTTCCTTCTGGTTACGGACAAGGACAAACTTTCTGGTCCTGTGTTTGACCTGGTTCCCAAGAAGAACCTCAAGGTTTTCACCCTCCCTCCATTTTACAAGTTGGATGAGCACGCCTCAGACTTTGTTGTTTCGGAGGTTCAAAGCAAAGGGAATTCCATAGCCTCAAGTTTGGCATTTTCTCTGGTTCGCAAGGTTGGCGCGGACAAAGGTGTTCTTTCCTTTGAAGTTCAGAAGGCCTGCATGTTGGCAGGTCCTGGTGCTGAGATTACTGCGAACCATCTCCGAGAGACTCTAGCTGCTCTTGCAGAGTCCGATGGGTCCGTGCTTCTGGAGGCTCTGGGTACCCGAAACGCAAAGAAGTTGGCTTTGGAGTTCATCAAGTACAAAGCATCAAGGGGTGGAGATCCAACCATCGAGTTGTGTGGGCGTGTTCTCACACCAGCGTTGACACGATGGATTCAGGCTGCTCACCTCTCGGGTATTGGGATGTCTTCAGCAGCTGCTGCTGGAGCTGTTGGCGCGAACCCATGGTATTGGGAAAACAAGATCCTCCCCTTTGCTCTACAGTGGGGAGTTGCAGGATGCGCTCGTATGATCCGTATAGTGGCTCAGTCTCAGACCCTTGTTTTCAGAGGTTCTGTGTCACCGTTTTCATACTTGGAAGCGTCACTTTTGGATCTCCTGAAAGATACTTGATGGGCGCTCTTTCCCTTGGCTATAAGCTTTCAGACCTGTTGAACATGTGGGCGGGCACCCATTGATTTTTGTGTGGGCCAGATTCCAAACACGAATCTGTGCTGTGAACTAGTCTCATCAACTGAACAAAAGCGAGTCTCGTATGCTAGAAGAGTTTTCCCCATCAATTGGTACAGAGGCCCAAAAGGGCATGCAAGTGACGAAACGGGATGGCAGCCATGAGGCTGTGGACTTGAACAAGATTGTTCGAGCCATCCAACGTTCTGGGTCTGGGGAGGGTTTGACACGAGTGGATACAATGCGTGTGGCCACACGTACTGTGAGCGGGCTCTACGACGGGGCGTCCACACTTGAGTTGGACCAACTGTCCATCCAGACTTCCGCTTCTCTCGTCACTGAGGAGCCAGAGTACGGACGTCTTGCAGCCCGGTTGCTCAGCACATTCATCGACAAGGAAGTCCGAAATCAGGACATCCAGTCTTTCTCCCAGTCAATCAAGACAGGTGTTGCAGAAGGACTCGTTGGGGAACGTCTTGCCAAGTTTGTTGGGAAGAACATCCGCAAGCTGAACGCGGTCATTGATCAAGACCGAAACCAACTCTTCGAGTATTTCGGGCTCAAGACTCTGTACGATCGATACCTACTGAGGCATCCCAAAACACGTCAGGTGATTGAGACCCCTCAACAGTTCTTCCTACGCATTGCCTGTGCTTTGTCTGAGGACAAGGTTGCCAACGCAGTCGAGTTGTACAACCTCTTCTCGAACCTGGACTACATCCCAAGTTCACCCACCCTGTTCAATGCTGGGACGGCTCACGAGCAACTCTCAAGCTGTTTCTTGCTCGACTCACCACAAGATGACCTCAAGGACATCTACAAGCGCTATTCGGACATCGCTCTTTTGAGCAAGTTCTCTGGTGGAATTGGCGTTGCGTACCATCGAGTTCGCTCACGAGGTTCGTTGATCAAGGGCACAAATGGCCAGTCCTCGGGCATCGTGCCCTGGTTGAAGACCCTTGATTCGTCAGTTCTCTCTGTGAACCAGGGTGGTAAGCGCAAGGGTGCAGCCTGTGTCTACTTGGAGACTTGGCACGCAGACATTGAGGAGTTCCTTGAACTTAGGGACAACACAGGCGATGAGGCACGCCGTACACACAACCTCAATCTTGCAAACTGGGTCTCTGACCTCTTCATGAAGCGAGTTGAGGCGAAGGGGGATTGGTCTCTTTTTGACCCAAAGGTTGTCCCTCATCTCACGGACCTCTATGGGGATGAGTTCGAGGCAGCATACATCAAGGCAGAGCAAGACGGACTTGCTGTCCGTGTCGTCAAGGCTCAGGACCTGTATGGGAAGATGATTCGCACGCTTTCCCAGACCGGCAACGGTTGGATGACCTTCAAGGACAAGAGCAACCGCGCTTGTAACCAGACTGGTAAGGCAGGCAATGTCGTGCATCTCTCGAATCTGTGCACAGAGATTCTGGAGGTCACTTCAGTTGATGAGGTCGCAATCTGCAATCTTGGCTCGATCAACTTGAGCCGACATGTTCTTCCCTTGGGTCCAACCCCTGAGGGAGATGATGTTCTGCGTTGCTTTGACTGGGCTCGTCTTAGGACAACAGTCCAGGCAGCGATTCGTCAATTGGACCGAGTCATCGACATCAACTTGTACCAGATTCCAGAGGCCTCAAGATCCAACTCTCGTTGGCGTCCTGTAGGTCTTGGTCTGATGGGACTTCAAGATGTGTTCTTCCAGTTGCGTCTTCCATTTGACAGTGCAGAGGCACGAGTTCTCTCCCAGAGGATTTCTGAGGAGATTTACTACCATGCCTTGACCACTTCTACGTATCTGGCTGAGGAGAAGGGCGCACACCCGGCATTCTCGGAGACTCGTGCAGCCAAGGGAGAGCTTCAGTTTGATGCTTGGGGAGTCACCCCTAATGCATCAGGTCCTGGGGAGGTCAGTGATACGAATCGTTGGGATGAGCTTCGGGCTCGTATCCAGAAGACTGGACTTCGGAACTCACTCATGGTGGCTATCGCTCCAACAGCTACCATTGCTTCCATTGTTGGATGCTATGAGTGCATTGAGCCTCAGGTCTCAAACCTTTTCAAGCGCGAGACCATGTCTGGAGATTTCCTTCAGATCAACAAATACCTCGTTGATGAGCTTCAGTCCCGAGGGTTGTGGACGGATTCCGTACGTGCTCAGATCAAGAGTGCCGAGGGTTCTGTGCAGGATGTCGTCGGTCTCCCAGATGACCTGAAGGTTGTGTTCCGAACGGCATGGGAAGTACCAATGAAGTCTCTCATCGACATGGCAGCGGATCGAGGGGCTTTCATTGATCAGAGTCAGTCTCTGAACCTTTTCATGGCATCTCCATCTATTGGTCCTGTGTCTTCAATGTACTTCTATGCATGGAAGAAGGGCCTGAAGACGACGTACTACCTTCGTTCTAGGCCTGCTACACGCATCGCTAAGACGGCATTTGAGGCTCATACTGAGAAGTCCGCTGTCTCTCCAATCCGAGTTGCTTCGTCAATGTTGAAGGCTGAAACTTCAGAGGATATTGCTTCCGCAGTGAGTTGTTCTCTGGAGAATCCTGAATCTTGCGAAGCCTGCCAGTAACCTCACGCAAAGCTCTGCGAGTCCTTCACCAAGGACTCGCATCTTTGTTTCCTCTTCTCTAAGGTGATACACATGCTGCTAGATCCTGGTCTTGATCTCACACTTCGTCCGATGCGTTACCCACAGTTCTATGAGATGTATCGCGATGCAATTCGCAATACGTGGACGGTGGAGGAAGTGGATTTCTCTACAGACACAAGCGATCTTCGTGAGAAGATGTCCGAGGCGGATACACACTTGATTCAGCGCTTGGTGGCGTTCTTTGCAACTGGCGATTCGATCGTCTCGAACAACCTCGTGCTCAATCTATACGAGCACATCAATGCGCCAGAAGCGCGCATGTATCTCTCGCGTCAGCTCTATGAGGAGGCACTTCATGTTCAGTTCTATCTGACGCTCCTCGATACCTACGTGCCTGACCCAGAAGAACGTGCGAAGGCATTTGCAGCCATCGACAACATCCCTTCCATCCGAAACAAGGCACGCTTCTGTATGAAGTGGCTTGACTCAGCACGTGAACTTGGTCCGCTTACGACAGTGGAGAAGCGCCGCAAGTTCTTGCTCAACCTCATCTGCTTTGCGGCATGCATTGAGGGGCTCTTCTTCTTTGGCGCGTTTGCCTACGTTTACTTCCTTCGCTCACGTGGCCTTCTTCATGGTCTAGCAGGCGGGACGAACTGGGTCTTCCGCGATGAGAGCGCGCATATGTCGTTCGCGTTCGAGGTGGTGAACATCGTACGAAAAGAGGAGCCAGATCTCTTTGACGATGAGATGAAGCGTGATGTCATTGCGATGCTTGAAGACGCTGTGCAGTGCGAAGTTCAGTTTGCTGAGGACCTTCTTCAGGGTGGGGTGGCCGGGATGTCTGTGCGTGATATGCGTACCTACCTTGAGTTCATTGCCGACCAGCGTTTGCAGATGCTAGGCATCCCTGTTCGCTTTGGTTCGAAGAACCCATTTGCTTTCATGGAGCAGCAGGATGTACAAGAGCTTGCGAACTTCTTTGAGCGTCGTGTCTCCGCCTACCAGATCGGTGTGACGGGCGAAGTGAGCCTGGACTCTTCTTTCTAGGTTAGGGTTGAGCCAAAAGGGCGTAAGAGTCTGGGTGCCTACGTCTCAAATCCTCGATGCAGAAGGCCTAGTCTTTCAAGATGGGGCCTTCTTTTTTTTCGAAAAGGATGGCCAAGCCCAACCACTTGATTTTTCGATTTTCGAGGGTCAAGAAGTTCAGGCTTTGATTGCTCATGTTCCTTCTCAACAACAGAAGGACAGATGGGGCTTCGGTTCCTGTGCTTTTCAGACGGTAGGTTTCTGCCCCTTTGGTCATCACCTCAACCCGCATAAATTGTTCTCCATGTCCGGTTCAGGGACTCTCCAGAAGATTGGTGACTGGTGGGGGGTGTCGGGTCTGGATTTCCCTCCACGTGACACTCTTGTTGGACATCGATGTCGGGTCCTAATCGTTCCGCATGTGTTTCACGTGGAGGACAGTCAGGTATCTGATCAACTCTCCGAGTTGATCCTCACCCTCTCAAAACTGAAGAACTCCAGATGACGTATTTTTCGGGTCGTGTACACAGCATCCATTTTGAAGACCCAAACAGAGCCTTCTACATTCTGCGTTTGGTTCTGGACACGGACCCAACTCCTATGGGTGTGGTCTCTGAAAGCACTGATGACTTCTTCAATAACGTAGGTGACTCAGGCTCTCCTGTTGCTGTTCAGGGGAACATTTCTGGGCTCACAATTTCCATTGGGACTTGGTTTGGTTTCGAGGGGGAGTGGACCAACCATCCAAAGTACGGGATGCAGATTCGAATTCTACGTGCTCCAGTCATTCAAAAGGACTGGGATGCGGACACCTGTGAGAAAGTCCTACTCTCGAAGGGCGTTGGTCCTACCATCGTAACCAAACTTCGGACTGCATTTGGGGATGACCTGCCTACACACCTCTCGGATGTGAACAAGATCGCAGAGGTTCCAGGCATGACCCAATTCACGGCACTCCATGTCGTGAGTTCCTGGAACTCTGCCCGTGCTCAGTTCCTCACTCTTGGGTACCTTTCAGATCTTGGTCTGCCCCAAGGCAAAATCCGTCAGGTGTACAAGACTTTTGGAGACACATCTCAAGAAGTGCTTTCCGTGAATCCTTGGGCTCTGATTCAGATTGAGGGGATCACGTTCCATGAGGCTGATGCTGTCGCTCATCGTCTTCACCTGGACACTTCTGGGACGAACATGGCACGCCTTCGGGGTGCAGTCCTCCATGCTTGTAGATCGGGGCGAGGCTTTGGCCATATGTTCTCGTTTTCCCGCGACATACTGGGTGTGGTTCAAGCCATAGACCACACATTCCAGGAAGCCGATGTGGGACGCGCGATCAAGGAACTCTTCCAGGAGAAACTACTCGTTGTAGATCGGTCTGTTCAGGATGGTTCTATCGCCATCTACGACCCTTGGTCCCACAAAATCGAGCAAGAGTCTGCTGTGTTGCTGGCGAAAAGGACTCTGACAGCTCGGATGACTCCTGAGGTAGAGCGTGGTTTTGCACGTTCCTTGATTGGGGAGGGGGAGACAGCTTCGAGTCTTTCAGAAGCTGTAGATATCTCTCTTGATCGACTTAGGAATTCTGGCTCTATCTCCTTGTCCAAAGACCAAGCTCAAGGTGTCCGAAACGCACTCTGTGAGCCTGTGTCAGTGATTTCTGGTCTTCCGGGAACAGGCAAAACCACCTCTCTGCGAGTAGCAGTGAATCTTCTTCAAGAGGCTGGGATCCAGTTCCTCCTGGTTGCTCCAACAGGCATTGCTGCGAAACGGGTCACCAGTTTGACAGGTGCTCCGGCATCTACGATCCATCGAGCGTTCGGGTCCAAAGGCTCCACAGAGACTCGTAGGGATTCCAACTACGTTGGGGTCGTGGGGGAAAGTGGAGATAGCCTAGGTGTGGATGGGTCTCAAGAGATTTGGGGGTTTTCTCCAGAGTCCCCCCATCCAGCTGAGGTCATCATTGTGGACGAATCCTCGATGGTGGATCAACACCTGACGTACAGAATCCTTTTGAGCACAAGGCAGGATGCGCGTCTTGTCTTTGTGGGTGACGCTGCACAGTTGCCTTCCGTAGGTCCTGGGAATGTTCTTCGAGATCTGATTGCTTCAGGCCTCTTCCCCACAGTGTCCTTGACAGAGATCTTCAGGCAAAGTGACACCTCACCCATCGTGCATGCTGCACATGCAATCCATAGGGGGGATGTGCCTCTGGCTCCTGTGGGCTCAGACTTCTCTCTGTTGGAGGTGTCTGATGATGATGTTGTGGCTGACATCATCGTTTCTGCGGCAAAGAAACTGTTCCTTTCTCGGAAGAACTTCCAGGTACTGAGTCCACGTCATGCTGGACCTATAGGGGTGACCACTCTGAACGCTAGACTCCGTGAGTTGATCAATCCAAAACAGGATTCACTCCGAGAGATGAAGGTAGGTTCTGAGATCATCCGAGAGGAAGACCGAATCATGGTAGTCCGGAATGACTACAAACTTGACATCTTCAATGGCGACGTAGGTAAGGTCGTCACCATTGATAGGAAGCGTAAAGAGGTGGAGATCAAGGTCCACGGCCCACCCGCTATGCACGTCACCATTCCTTTGGACAAGGTTTCTGAACTGCTTCGCTTGGCCTACGCAGTTACGGTCCACAAGAGTCAAGGTCAGGAATACGACATCATCGTTTTGCCTGTGTCTCTTTCCTTCTCACATCAACTTCAGAGAAACCTGTTCTACACAGCTGTTACTCGTGCACGTAAGAAGGTTCTCCTTGTTGGAACTCGATCAGCCATGGTCAGAGCAGTAGCTAATGAGCGCGAGAGTGCTCGCAACACTCTCTTCAGGGAACGTCTACTGCGTTCGTTTGAGGAACTAGAAAAACCCGCAGCAGCGTGAGGTTCTATGAACAACGAAGAAATTCGAGAGTTGGTGAATCGAGTTCGTACAGGTTTACGTGTCACTCGTGTAGTTGCGACACGTACCGTTCGTGGGAAATTGGGGGACACACAAGCTGGATTCTCAGCGGAATCTTCTCTGCTTGACTCAGAAGGGTCTACAACCCCTATGACTCTTCAGGAGGCTATCGTGGCAAATTGCTTGTTGAGTCGAGAGGCTGACATCGCAGCGTTCAGGAATGCAGTCGCTGGCGGCAACATCTCTCCTGAGTATGGAAAAGACTCGATTGACGCCATCCGAGCAAACTACTCCAAGTTGCTCGTTCAGTCTCTACTTGAACTGGAGTCAACAACATGACTGAGGCACCTTCAGTAGATCCTATTCGCATTGAGGCGTTTTACCAAGCCTTGGGTGACATGCATGTTGACCTAGATGCTGACCCCCTGGCTCTGGGTCCCAAGAGGATCAACAACAAGACGGCGGAGTGTCGTACGTTCCTATCCAAGACAGAGCGTATGTTCCTGGAGGTTTCTCAAGACCTCTACTGGTACCGAAGAGAGCACCGAAAGGCTCTAGCTGACTTTGAGCTAGCCGTGCAGGACTTGATGTCCAATGACCCTGAGGTCCGTTCTGGTAGGTCTATTCAGGATCGTGAGGCTATTGCACACACAAAGCTTCGGTCTGATAGAGAGCGGATCAGTGTACTTCAATTCGCTTCGGAGGACTTGGAGGCTGTGCTCATTGTTGTGAAGACCAAGAGGAACGACCTGAAGGACATCGCTTCCCGACTTCGAGATCAACTCAAGATCTGCCAAGAAGAGATTTCTTTGGGTGCTCGGTGGGGGGCGAACTCAAGGGCTAAGACCCCTAACCGAGGTCTAGCGGCTGAAGATTTTGTGGCCGATGGGGTGGAGGCAATGCTTGACCTGGCTTTGGTGGCCTTGCCTGAGCCAGATCCTGAGGGAACTTTGGAAGAGTCTGTGATCTCAACTTTCGAGGAGATAGAGAGCCTTCCCACAGAGCAAACTCTTGCTCCAAGTACAATCTCAGACTCAGATGCGGATAAGGCTTTGGAGTCTTTTTCAGGCCATTTGCCTCAGGAGGAGGAGGTTGTGCTTCCAACCCCCAAGGTTGATCAGAACTTAGACGAAATTCTTGATCTGTTTTGAGCTTTTGGGGTGTAAGAGATAGTACGAAGAGTCCTTACATCTCATGTAACGACCAATCTAAAATGGATTTGCTGATCCAAACCCTCAGCCGTAGGAGATAGAACATGAGTGGCATGACAGAATTCACAATTGGCGAAGGCGATGATGGCATTGCCAATAAGAACAAGCGCTTCAAGTGTAAGGAGGGAGAGAAGTATCGAATCTCCTTTGCTTACTGGCCTGGCATGGCTGAAGGCACACCCACCCTGAGTGAGGAGTCTCAGGCTCCAAAGTTCGTAGCTTGCAAGCGTTTGTTCCTCCAGGGCGTTGGGTACTTCATGGACAAGGGTCCAGAGTTCGTGAAGATTGCTGGGGGAGCTGCTTCAAAGATGCAGATTGCCACAATCATCATCAAGTGGCCTCTTGATCGTGATGGTCAGGTTGATGTTGGTGCGATCAAGGACAAGAAGTTCCAGGTTTTGCCATGGATTTTCTCAGCTGACAAGTACAAGGTGATTGAACAGAATCACCGTGAGTTCCCGCTCAACAAGCACGATTTGAATCTGGCTTGTACAGACACTCAGTACCAGAAGTTGACAATCTCTCCTTGTCGTGAGTCTCTCTTCAAGAAGCTCTACGATGCCAGAGATAAGGATCCGAGCATCACCAATGCTTTGATTGCTGCAACCCAAGAGGCAATCCGTGATCTCCAAGGAGAGTTGGCACAGGATCTCACGATCGAACAGATTCGTGAGAAGCTCTCCAGAGCAAATGGCGGAGTTGGTGGCAACACTGGCGGTGGTGGTGGTGGTGGTTATGGCAACTCTGCTCACACCCCGAAAGAACTTGATTCTATCCTTGATGACATCCTCGGATGAAATCTTGAGTTCTCAGGTTCCATGATCCAACAGGTCGCGGGTGGCGTCCTACGAACCAACTCCACATGGGTTGGTTCGTAAAGTCTTCAACCACCCATTTTTTCTGGAGGTCTTGTGAGAGTTCTGGGTCTGGATCCGTCTCTCACTGCCTTTGGTTGGGCTCTTCATGACTCTTCTGAGTCTGGGTCAAAAGCATGCCCTAGACGTGGCCGTTTTGCGACAAAGTCGAGTATGACTTTCGTAGATCGCTACATCTTCATGCGAGAATCTCTTCGTAGTCTGATTCAGGATTTGAATCCGGACAAGGTTGGGATTGAGTCACCCATCTTCCACAACCTCTTCTCTGAGGGTATGTACGGTCTGTTCCTCTACTCGAATGAGGCTCTCCGTCTGGAGCAGAAGGATGTAGTGTACTTCGCACCTGAGCAAGGTAAGGCCCATGCTCGGGAGTTTCTCCGTCGTCCTAAGGGTTGGAAAATGCTCAAGGGGGATATGGTGGAAGCTGCTAAGTCTGCTACGGGTGGCAGGGGTTCCTGGAATCACAATGAGGCAGATGCATACTTGATTGGGCGTCTAGCCTATCGGTTCTGGGCATTCAAGTCTGGGGACATTTTAGAGAGCGATTTGACTCCTGTAGAACGCACTCAGTTTCTTGCAGTGCATACGTTCCAGAGGGGCTCAAGAGCAGGTCAAGTAGTTCAAAAAGGGCTCATGTACCGTGAGGAAGATCGTTTCTTTCTTTGGTCTCAGGTTGAGCCTCTTTCTTTTTCACACTCCGATGAAAGCTAGACAATGACGACAACAGAAGCGCCTAAGACTGAATCTCTGCTGAAGACAACCAAGAAGAACAAGGCTGCTGCCAAGACTGCCACAAAGGATTCTGTGGTGGTGAGTCCTTTGGCTCGGGCTCGTGCAGCTTTGAAGGTGATTCTCAAAGAAGACCATGTCACCCCTCTCACAGAGAATCAGCTCAACTCTTCAATGCCACACATCCCAACGGGATCCATTATCATCGACTGGCAGATTGGTGGCAAGAAGAACAACCGAGGTGTTTCCCCATGCCCAGGTCTCCCAAGAGGGAAGATCATCAACGTCTACGGCAGTGCTGGAGCTGGGAAGACAACGCTTGCTCTTACTGCGGCCGCGACTGTGTGCGCTGCTGGCGGGACCTGCGTTTACATTGACTGGGAAAATGAGGTAGAGCCTCGTTACGCCGAGTCCATTGGAGTTCCTGTCAAGGATGATTCCAGATTCCTTTTGTTCCAGCCCAACACGCTGGAAGAAGGCATGAAGATCATGGTGCAGATGGCGAGTGAGGGCGTGGACCTCATCGTCGTTGACTCAGTAGGCGCGGGTGTCCCCCACGACTTCTACCATCGCAAGATTGAAGAAGAGGGAGACCAGGGTCGCATTGGTCTAGTGGCTAGCAAGTGGAGCCAATTCCTACCCAAGTTCAAGAGCTTGATTGCCAGGAGTGGATCCGTAGTTCTTGGTATTTCTCAGCTGAGAAAGACCATTGCTGCTGGTGGTCATGGTCCGGACTCTGCTGCTCAGGGTGGCGAGGCCTGGAAGTTCTACTCTGCGGTCCGCATGATGCTTCGAGTATTCTCGAAGGAGAAGACAAAGCAGTTCAATCACTTGACTGCAAAGGTCGAAGAGGTTGTGACGGGCACTATCGTCCTCTGCAAGTTGGAGAAATGCAAAGTCTCCGATTCAGTTTGGAGCGAGCAGAAATTCTACCTCCGGTCTGGTTCTGGCATCGACAACAATAGGTCTGTGATTGACCTTGCCATAACCTACAAGATCATCGTCAAGTCTGGTGCTTGGTACGAGTGGTTGGGTGCTCCTGGGGGCGCCATCAAGAGTCAGGGAGTGGAAGCTCTCATAAAAATGATCTCTGAACGTCCGAATGGTCTTCATGCTCTCTTCCAACAGGTTATCCCGAAGTTGTCAGCTCAACCAAAGGTGGAACCATCCACAGTTGAGGATGATGATGGAGTTCCCGAAGACTTGTTCGCAGACTTTGTCCCTTTGACAGATGACGAGAAGAAGAAGGCTCAGGAAGAGGCTGAGAGCGTCATTGAGTTGGAGTCTGAGTCTGAGTCTGAAAGCCCCTAGTCATGCCCTTCAAGGTTCACGTACAAAACTTCCAGTCGATCGGGGATGTCATTGTTGAGGTTTCGGGTCTCACTGTCATTACAGGACCCAACAACTCAGGCAAGACAGCCCTGATCAGATCTATTCACGGTGCGTTTACGAACGCTCGTGGAACCTCATTTGTTCGTCAAGGTGAGAGTAGTGCACAAGTGGAGGTTTTGTTCTCGGACGGCAGGAGTCTTGTTTGGGAGAAGGGTCCGAAGGTAAACCGATACGAGATTGATGGGGCCCCCTTGAACAGAGTAGGGGCGGGGGTTCCATCTGAGGTTGGTACGCTAGGTGTCACTTCCATTGAGGCTGCTGGAAGGGAACTGTGGCCTCAGTTTGCTCAACAGTTTGTTGGACAGATCTTCCTTCTCAATGAGCCAGGTTCTGTTTTGGCTGAAGCCATTGCGAACGTGGATAAAGTAGGGGTGTTGAACGAGGCTCTTCGTTTCTCTCAAACAGATCGTAGGTCCGCTCAGGCGGAATTGAAATTGCGTCAAGAGGATGTCTCTACCCAGGAGGCAAATCTTGCTTTTTTCAACGGCTTGGATGACATCGTCTCAAAAATAGAAATGTTGAAGACCATGGAGGCTGAGAACTCTAAGGCCAAGGCCCATCTTGAGGTTCTTTCGAATCTTGCTCTCAAGTGGCGTCAGGTATCGGGTGAGGTATCCCATCTAGCTCTCGTGAGAGAGACCTTCAAAGTAGAAACCCACTTTGAAACCACTCTGCGAGACTACCAAGCCTCGTTGAGTTCCCTAGTCAAACTGAAAGCACAACTTGCTTCAGGTGAGGCTGCTGTTTCTTCTTTGTCTTCTGTTCGGTCTCTACCTGTACTGGATAGTTCTCTCCACACTCGTGTGGAGAGAACTAATGCTGCTTTGGTGTGGGCGAGAGACCTTGAACAGAGGTTGGTCAAGGCTAGACATGAGAGAGATCAGGCTTCTAAGGCCTTAGATGTGGCTCAAAAATCCAACCTTCCAGAGCTTACCAACATCCAGTCTTCATACAGACAACTTCAGGAGTTGTCTGCCTTATCCAAGAAGTGGAGAGATGCTGTCAAGTCTGTGGAAGACCTCAAGGTCAGCAATGCAGAGTCACTTCGAGATTACTTGAAGTCAGAAGCTGAACTGAAGTCTTTGTTCCAAGAGTCTGGTCAATGTCCCTTTTGCGGAGTTCCCCATGAAAATCATTCTTGCTAGTCTGGTAGCTTTCCTAGTTGGCTGCCCCTCACTTCCAGCACCAAGTGGGTGTGCTCCTCGCACCTCAATGTGTCAGGACAACAGACCCTTTGTGTGCTCGGGGACTCAACGATGGACTCAGGTGGGGGATGCTCCATGTGATGAAGTGGGTGGAGTCTGTTGCATGACCTCTGAAGGGGTACATGCATGCGTTCAACCGTCATCCTGTACCGGAGAGTGACATGGTCCTTCATGAAATGGTCAAAGGGTTTTCGAACCATATGCTCTCTAAGTTTGGGGCTACTCTTGTCCCAAAAGAGGACTCTCTTGAGATGAAGGCAATTGCCATAGGCATGGACCTGGGCAACTTCATCGGAATGGGCGGTCTCGCATCTAGTGAGTCCTTCATGACTCGATACACGACAACTCTGGGCACCAACATCTACATGCCCAAGGCTCATCGAGAGGATCTACTCTTGTTCCTTGAAATTCTGACTCATGAGTGTCAGCACGTGATTCAGTTCAAGGAGTCAGGAGTAGAGTTTGCGTGGCTCTATCTCTCTGAGCCTGAAGCCCGCGTGAAGTATGAGGCTGACGCTTATGCTGCTGGGATTGCAGTCACTCAGTGGTTGACTGGGAGCGTGCCCCTAGAGATGGCTGAGTGGGTTGTGAAGTCTCTTGTGGAGGGGTACCACCTTCGGCGCGAGGATGCTGAATTGGCTGCGGATTTGATCAAATCTCACATGGTTTCATTGACCAATGGGATGGTGATGTCTCGATCCGCACGCGAGGCCATCGCCTATTTGGAATCCAACTACGGTGATCTAAAGGGCGCCTTCCGATGAATGAAATCTACGTAAGCGTGGACATCGAGTGTGATGGTCCTTGCCCAGGGCTGAACTCGATGCTTTCAATTGGGGCCGTGGCTTTTGACCCAAAGAGAGGTGAGGGGCTGGAAGCCATTGTAGGCCAGTTCACCGTGAACTTGGAGACTCTCACAGGGGCTTCCCCAGACCAAGACACATCCAACTGGTGGGCTCAGAATCCAGAAGCCTTTTCTCGCTGTCGAGAGGATCTTGAGAGTGTTTGGGTAGCACTCCCAAGATTTGCAGATTGGTTGGAAAGCCTGCCTGGAAAACCAATCTTTGTTGGATACCCAGCAGGATTCGACTTCACTTTCATTTACTGGTACTTGCACAACTTCGCTGGACGTAATCCATTCGTCCGCAATGCGATTGATCTGGAGACCTATGTGATGGCTCTCCAGAACTGCGGGTACTTGGAATCGGGTCCAGAAAACTGGCCTAGTCATTGGGCGGATACCTCTGCAAAGACCTCACACGTAGCTCTTGAGGATGCTTTGCAGAATGGTCTTTTGTTCCTCCGTATCCTTTCCCATTCAAGGTGATGTTCCATGACAGTCACTCTGATTTGGCGCACAGACGTGCACCTATCTGATCACACACCTAGGTCCAGAAAGGATGTTTGGACTGACACAGTCCTATCCAAGCTGGAGCAGGTAGGCGAGATTGCAAAAGAGAAGGGCGCGTTGGCTGTCATTGATGGCGGAGACTTCTTCGATATCAAGTCACCCACTCGAAACTCTCACTCTCTTGTTCGCCGTGTGATGGAGCTTCATCGAAGCTACCCTTGTCCCATCTATGCCAACGTGGGCAACCATGATTGCGTCTATGGCGACTACTCTTACTTGCCGCAACAGCCTCTCGGGGTGTTGTTCGGTTCAGGTGTGTTCCAACGTTGCTATGACGAACATGAGGTGGTTTTCACAGACCCTCAGTCACCGATGACAGTTCGAGTGGTTGGTGTCCCATACCATGGGACCACCTACGACATGTCCAGGTTCGCACGCATTCGTAAGGGCTCTGAAGACTACCTCGTTGTCATTGCTCACGTCCTGGCTTCTCCTTCAGGAGGTGCTCTGTTCGATTCCGAGGATGTGATCAAGTACAACGACTTGGACCAATTCGAGGGGGATGTCTTCTGCTTTGGGCATTGGCACAAAGATCAGGGGATCACACGGACTCCAAAAGGTAAGACTGTGATCAACACAGGCTCCATGACACGTGGAAGCCTGGCTCAAGATGACTTGAGTCGGGTGCCCGCAGTGGTGAGTTTGCAGTTTGACTTGGTCTCTGGCTTCTCTTGTCAGAAGGTACCTCTTCGGCATGCTCCCTCAAGCGAGGTGTTCGATCTTGAAGCTCGGGATCTGAAGGATCTCAGAGAAGGCATGATTGAGGAGTTCGTGGACAACCTCAAAACTATCCTGTCGAAGGGCTCCGAGCGTTCTGTGCGTGATGCTATTCGAGACCTTCCGGGAGTCCCTGTCCAGGTCCGAGAGCAAGCTCTTTTGTACGTAGAGAAAGCTGGTGGGTAGTCATGGCCATGGATCCATTGTGGTGGAGCAACTTGGAGGCCTACGAGGAGTGTCCTCAGAAATTTCTCTGGAAGAGAGGCTGGGGGGTTATCGACTTGGGGCGGGGTCCAGGAAGAGGCAAGCCACTGCCTGATGAAAAGACCTCCCAACACAACTCCTTGATGGGCCATGTCTTGTCTGAGGCAATTGAACGTCTCTACAATGACGAGCTGTGGAGGGACCCTTCAACTCTTGTAGCAAAGCTCTCAGAGATTGTCGCAAAGGACTTCGCTATTCGGATCGCGAAGGGTGCGTACATCAAGTACGATGAGAACTGGATTGAGGGTGGGAAGGAGAGGTGGGATTTAGCCCCACCAAAACACATTCTCCTGAAGACATGTACAGACGGGATTCTGAACTACCTGAAGACGATGAAACGTAACCGTCTTCTTGGTCCATACGCAAAATCCGAGGTGGATATCAAAGCCTCCATTGACAAGGACAATCCTATAGCAGGACGTCCTGACATCTTGATCACTCGGGATGACACTGGGACATCCATCCTTGATGGAAAGAACTCAAGGAACCCTGGTCGACACACCAACCCAGATCAGCTCAGGTGGTACGCACTGTGTTACTACCTTGCTTTCCACAAGCTTCCAGACCGTCTGGCTTTTGTCTACTTTCGGTACCCTGAAGGAAACCCACCTCCAGAAGGTCATGAAGGCTCAAAAGAGTCTTGGACTGGACTAGTTGATGTCCCAGTTGTGAAAGAGGATCTCAAGGTCCTTGCTCAACGAGCTGTCAACACACGCAGGATGATGTTGAAGGAGTATTTCGAAGCTACTCCGTCGACGAAAGCTTGTGGATTCTGTGATTTCAAGCCTGTTTGTACCGAACACGCAGCTTGGAAGCAAGCAAATGCCCGCAAGCCAAAAGAGCCTGTGGGTGAAGTCGAGAAGAAAATAGCCAACTCCGTTGGTTTTGTGTTCTTTGGTGGCGACTAATTCCACTCCAGACAGTAAGAAGAAGAGGTAGTGTGACAGACCTGAAAGTAAGAATCGAGTCCTGCATCAAGCGTAGAGATGCTTCCCAATCGCAGAAGGAAAGAGCCCTTGGACGCTTAGAGGAGGCAGAGAAAAACCTTGAGAGCATCCGTAAGGAGCTTCTTGAGAAGAAGATCGAGCCTGAGCGGTTAGACGAGACAATCCAAAAGCTAGAGGCTTCCTTGCAAGCTTCAGTTACAGATTTTGAAACTCAGGTTACTGAGTTAGAGAGATCAATCAAACCCTTCGTTCAGTAATGATCCCCGCAGCACTCAGCAACAGTAGGAGTTTCTATGAAGTTTGACGTAGCCAAACGTGACCTTGAGTCGGCTCTCCGAGTCGTTTCCCACACTGTCTCTATGGGTGGATCTGACATTTCCTCCCACTACCTATTTCGTCGATCAGGTGAGAAGTTGGAGGTTCTCTCCTACAACGGACGTGTCTTCTCCTCCTGTCCTGTCGTTGCGACATTCGAAGGTGATGACACCTCTTTCACGATTGAGGCAAAGAGAGTTCATCTCCTATTGGATGCTGTGTCAGATGACTCAGTCTTGACCGTGGACGGAACTGGCGAGGTCTCTGCCAACACCCGAAAGGGGAAAAACGTTTTCTCCAGCCTGGACCCAGAACTTTTCCCTTACTGGGATCAGTTGTTGGAGGGCGCCACCAACTCAGCAACAGTCCCCGCAGAGCGAATTTCCGCTGCACTATCTCATGCGAAGTCTTTCGTCTACTCGGATGAGGCCAAAAGCCCGCATTTGTGTGTGGCAGAATTCCGAAAGGGTTGTGTGTTCAGCACAGATCAGATGGGTGCCAGCGTCGTGAAGGTTGCTGGTATGGAGTCATCTGAGGCTCGAATTTTTGGAAAGGACATTGGTGCCATCCTGTCTTTCCTTTCTACATTCAAAACGAAACCTGTGAAGTCTGCTGATGGTGCTGCGAAGGCAGACCCTGTTGAGGTTCAGATTTTTGAGTGCGAGAAGGCTCTGTTCTTCCGTAGAGGTGATGGGGCTATCTTTGGTGAATCCAAGTTCTCACACCGTTTTCCGGAAGTCACTGTGGATTGGGATGACCTCTCAGACGAACATTGGTTTGAACTCAACAAAGTAGAGGTTGCGGACACAATCAAGTTCCTTGCTGCTGGAGCCAAATGGGATGACATCAAGGTCTTTATTGATCTGAGGCCAGGTTCTGTAGTCTTCTCAATGAAAGCCGCAAATGGGAAGGCAATCTCTTCGGAGGTCTCAACAAAGGCTCAAGGGTCTTCCTCCACAGAAACGTTGCCTGAGAATGGGTTCCCAGTAGCCAACACCTACATCATGCACCTTTTGTCAAGTGTGAGCGGAGACACTGTTAGGTTTGGTGTCACGAAGAAGGGCAAGGGTGGGTGGATTCGGGTACTGGATATTCGTGGTGAAGACTCATACCTGACGACTGTGGCATGGCTCAAAGTCGCTTGACATCTTTGTCTGAGGATCTCTCGAAGATCCTTGGGCGTCGTGACGCGGTTCGGGAATCTCTTCAGGCTTCCCGAGCTTCGGTTCGAGTTCTAGCGGAAAAAGTGGATCTTCTGGATCTAGTCTCGGCTCTCCTGCGTTCTCTGATCGACGCCGAGATCACTGAGGGTGTAAAGGCAATCGAAACCCTACAGACTGAGGGTGTTCGAGCTGTCTTTGATGACCAGGACCTCTCCGTACGTGCTGATGTTGAGGTTCTCCGAGGCAAGGTGAACGTTTCTCTTCTCACTTCTCAAAAGAAGGGTGGGGAGACCATCGAGAGCGCGAGCTTGGATGGTTTTGGCGGAGCCGTTTCGACAGTACAGTCTGTGCTTCTTCGGCTGGCTCTGATCTTTCGTAGAGGTCTACGTCCCGTCTTGTTCTTGGATGAGAGTCTCCCTGCGTTTGATGAGAAGTATGTCTTGAACATGGCTTCATTCCTGAAAACTCTGTGCGCTCGGACTGGTGTAGACATCCTACTTGTCACACACAACCCTCTCTTGGTGGAGGCTGCTGACCGTGCGTATCGAATTCGTAGGGATAAGGACCAAGCTTCTTTCCATAGGATTCGATAGGGGAGATTTATGACTGAATTCGTTCTAGGAAATGGATGTGCTGATCCAACCACTCAGCAACCGAAAGAGTAACCAGATGCAAAATGACCCCAACAATCCGTTGAGTCTTATCTCCTCGGAGGCGGAGTCTCCCAAAGAAGTCTTGGATGCATCTCCCAAAGAAGTCCTCTTGGATGCATCTTCGCTACTGAAGACTCGGATGAAGTCTGAGGCTCAGATCAAACACAAACTCTCTCAGGTTCGGTTCAGACATCTGAAGAGGGAGGTGCGAAATGGTCTCTCTCGAAAGAGTTCAAACTGCATCCACAATGGAGTTCTGGAAGGTCCTGGTCGTCCCGTTGGTGTCTGTCTCCTTGGTTCAGAGGATCCAAAGTCCTGGGATGGAGGAGTATGCGATGATTCTGGAGACCGGGCAGGGTCTTGTCCCAGCTTTTCTTGTCGCAACTCAAAAGAGAAATTGAAGCAGGACTTCAATGATTTTCTGAGGGATTCAGACATAGCTCATGTGGCTGCGGAGTACCCAGATATCGCAGCCCTCCTTTGGGTTCTGGCTCCTGAGTCTGTTTCGGAACTGGAATCCGAGATGGATCTGGAGTCAGATTTTGAATCTGAGTCTAGTCCAGAGCCCAAGCCTGACCCAGAGCCTAAGCCTGAAATGGGTCTAGCTTTGGTGTCCAAAAAACCCCCACCATCTGATTTTTGGTCTTGGTTGACCTACTGGTTTGGTATTTGAATCATGGTTGAGCTTCTCCCCAGAGTTCCTGTAGCCGAGATGCAGCCAAAGAAGATACCCTTTATGGTGGAGGTTGAAGTCCACCCAGAGGGTCAACCATTTTTGGTGAGTGGGACCAAAACTCTGCTGTGGGTTGGTAGCTCAAAGACAGGAGTTCTCAGGGCTGCTGTACGCTCCGACGAACAGCCAGATCCACTTACAATCATCAGTGAAGTGGCTCATAGGGGTGCTGAAGATCAGTGGGAGAACTCTTTCCCTTACACAGCTGTTGGTGTGGGCAAGGCCATTTCATACGTGCGTTCCTATGGTATCTCAGAGTTGGATTTGCTTGTCCCGAGTGACTACGCCTTTCCTCCCCCCAAAAAGAAGAGCGTGAATCTCGTACCAACTTCATGGATGCCATCAGGGCGAGTTGTCGTAGTCCCCTCAGATCGTTCCTACTTGGGGACAATCCGTACTCTTGGAGAGAAGCATTGGATTCTGCTAGTTCACAATCCCAGTCGGGGTATGGCGGTGTCGGGAAGCTGGTAATCTCACCAGTCACGCACTGGCTCGCGGACCACTTACGTACCTGCTCTCTTTCTGAGGAAGCCGAGGGCTACTTGTTTGGGCGAGGTGCGACTCAAGAGGCGATCGACAGATTGCAGTTTGTTGAGTGGGTTCCATCTCTCAATGAGTCTCCAAGTATTGCTTTCAGGTCCAGATATGGGCCCAGAGGCGAGAAGCTGACAGGGATGCTCACTTACCCTCTTAGATCTCCCTCTGGGGGTCTTTTAGGGATTGAGGCAAGGTCGATGCGTGAAAAGAAGATTTCTGAATTCCGTACGCCAGAGGCTGCTTGGAATCCAGTTCTTGTGAATGCGCCTCATGCAGCCCAACAGATGTGGAAGGGTGGTTCCGTGTGGGTTACCGAGGGTGTGTTTGATCTCCTTCCCTTGGAGATGGTCTGCCCTCCTGGTGATGTTGTTATCTCAACCCTTCGTGCTCGATTGTCCAAGACCCATGCAAACTTCCTCAGTAGGTTTTGCCAGAACCGTGTCTACATGGTCTACGACAACGATGAGACCGGACGTAAGGCAACTCTTGGGTGGGTAGATGATACAGGAAAATTTCAGCCGGGTGCACTCGATTCTTTGCGCCGTTTGGGCGTAAGAGTTGTGGACTTCCGTTATCGCGGAAAAGATCCTGGAGAGGTTTGGTCCTCTGGTGGGATTCAAAATCTGAGACGTGTTTTTTTTGGAGGTTCCTATGAGTGATTCCTGGGTTGCTGGTGAAGAAGTGTACAGCCTTATGCGTCATTTTGTTGCAAACTATCATCCGAACTTGGCTTCGGTTGACTCCGACATTGCAATCATCTTTCGTGGGAAGGCTGCAAAGAGAGGGGGTCAGGTAATTCTTGGCGTCTCCAGGAAGGCTCCAGCGATTCTGGACATCTTGGGCAAGGAGACCTACAAGTTCATCTTGGAAATTGCAGCTGATGAGTGGAAGACGTTGTCGAACTCTCAGCAGGGCGCACTGATGGATCATCTCCTGTGTGCTTGTCGAGTTGAAGAGGACGAGGAGTCCGGTGAGCTGAAGTGCAGCATTGCTTCCCCAGATGTTCAGTTCTTCTGGGACGAATTGAATCGTCAGGGAGACTGGCGCCCACGCCCCCAGCAAGAGTCTGGGGCGAGTATGGATGTGGAGGAAGTGATTGGGGGGAAGTCCGCAGCCAAGAGGAGGGCTCCTGATTCTGATCCAGATTCAGATTCAGATTCAGATTCAGAGAACCTAGACGAGGCCTGATATGGCTCTTGACACAAAGTACAGGCCAAACACTTACGATGGAGTCCTAGGGCAGTCCAGCACTGTTCAGATTCTTCGTCAGTATGTGAAGAGCGGGTCTGGATTCCACCAAAGCTATCTTTTCGCAGGACCTTGGGGCAGCGGAAAGACAACTCTGGGAAGAATCCTAGCCCGTAGTCTTCTGTGCGAAGCTCCTGTGGATGGGGCAGCGTGTGATGCCTGTACTTCGTGTCGGTCTATCTTGATTGGTGGCACCTCGGAGAACTTTGTTGAGATTGACGCTGCTACGAATTCTGGAAAGGATTCGATCCGAAAGATTGTTGAGGAGATCTCGTACTCGACTTTCTCCGGGAAGCAGCGCATCTACCTCTTCGACGAGAGCCACAGGTTGAGTACAGATGCACTGGATGCTCTACTCAAGCCCCTAGAGGACTGTGTTCCTGGTTCTGAGGACAAGTCCCTAGTCTGTATCTTCTGTACTACTGAGCCCGAGAGAATGCGATCCACGCTACTCTCTAGGTGTGCTCCAGCGTTCATAATCAAGCCTGTGACCCCTATCCAGATTGGGGAACGACTCTCTGTTGTATGTGACTCGGAGAGTATCTCTTACGATAGGGAAGCCCTAAACTTGATTGGGGAACTGACTGAGTGTCACATTCGTGATGCTCTCAAAGCAGTTGAAGGTGTGTCAATGTTGGGTTCCGTGACGAGAGAGAACGTCGCGAAGTACCTTCATTTGGATTCTCACATTCTTGTTCTGGACATTCTGTCTTCCATCTTGGGAGATCTCCCCAAAGCTTTGTCAGTTGCTTCCGGTCTTCTTCAGACCACCAGCCCGACTACACTTTACGAGAAGCTCTCTGAGATGGCTATGTTGGCGTATCGGGTGAAACTGGGTGTGGCAAAGGCCCCCAGTTACTTGGATCCCTCAAGACTTCAGAGTGTTGGTGAGACTGTAGGAGACAAACTTCTTACGTACGCTACACGGTTTGCTTCCAGGCCAAGTAGACCAAGTTCATCTATGGTTTTGTGTGACATTGCACAACTTCACCAAGATGCAGTGGCCCCTCCGATTCAAACAGTCGTATCTGTAATTCAGAGTCCGGTTTCTTTTCCAGAAAAGCCTCCTGAGTTGGGTACCGTGAAGGAAGAAGCTCCCAAGATGGTAGACAATGTCTATGTCCATCCAAGGGCTGTCAGAAGTGTGGTGGCTAGTTCACCACGTGAATCTTCCTCTCCTACCTCTCATGAACTCCAACCTTTGCAATTTTGTTCGTTGGTAAAGTTGCGAGTGAGTGAGCTGCTGGAATCCGAAAGACTGGATGGACGTAAGGGACAAAACGACATGGATAGCTCTGGAGTTGTCCAAAGCGGGTGAGGCAAAAGCAGTCCAAGGGACTCTTGCTGAATCCCTACGTTCTGCATTGTCTATTCCAGACACTCATCCCATCTTTGTTCCCTATGCAAACTACTCAAAAGGAGGTCGGACAGTGTCTGTCCGACTCATTGAGGGTTATGCTTTCATAGCTTCTGGGTTGACGGAAACAAGGTATTTCGCCCTAGAAAGAGGTCCTCTTGTTGAGAACGTGATGTCCTCACGTGGGGCGCACAACCTAAGGACTCTTCAGACTGTTCCTGACGAGAAAATCCGTGGGATGATGGACCAACTTAGGTCTCAAGTCTCTCAGGATCTCGAAGTGGGGGAGCATGTCCGAATCATTGGCGGTAACTACCTCCACTTAGACGGTGAAGTGGTAGAACTGTACGAGGACAAGGCGGCGGTGAGGATCACTCTTCGCTCTATTGACGTCTTGGCTTGGTTGCCAAAGATATTCTTAGACGTGTCTACGAATCCTGTGGATGACTCTAAGTCTGGATTTGACCCCTTGGATCTTGCTATAGGGTCTGAGTTCATCCCTGAGGAATGACTAAGAGGGATCAATGAAATCTCAGACAAACTCAGGTTCAATGGACTTGGACTCAATCTTTTCCACAGAAGATTCAATCTCGTTTTTCGGTTCTGTGTTCACTGAGCCAGACGAGGATGACATCAAGATGATGGACAAGGTCCGTGTCATGTTGGACATGTTGCCTCCAGTTGAGGCTGATTTTGTCGACATGTATTTCTTCCGCCACATCAAACAAACAGACATCGCCTCGATTTTTGGTGTCAGTCAACCCACTGTCTGTTACCGGCTCTACCGAGCCATTGCAAGAATCAAGTTTCTCTTGATTCTACCTAAGGTTGATCTTGCTCAGATGCGCGAGGACCTGTCTCGTTTCATGACAGATCCAATGGACATTCAGATCATGCTCTACATGTACGAGACGACCTGTCAGAGTGAGAGTGCCAAGCGTCTCAATGTCTCCCAAGGTTTGGTGCGTCATCGGTTTATCCGGTCCATCAAGAAGATGAAACAGTACGAGTCCATGAGCTTCTACTCAGATATCTTCTCTATGATCTCGGCCAACTTAAACATCATGAGGGAAGTCAGACGTAAACAGTGTGCCTCAAGAATCGATTTTGTCATCGATTGAGTCTCCCTTACGTTTTACGCCCTATCCAATCACAATGGAGAGGCTCTAGGTGAGACTAAGTTCTGAGGTCAAGATTGCAATGGCTCGGCAAGTGGCGAGTCGTTGGATTTCTGAAAATGCTCGTGAGGAGTACCGTTTCACAGTCATGCCTGGGTCTAGTAAGACAGACATGGACTTGCGGCTTCTTGTGGGTACTCTGCGTTCTTGGAGGGATGGAAGGTCTCGGATAGGTTCACTGTCCGTAATACAAGACTTGGGTGTTCGGGAGATGTCTGGGGACAACACGATAGAAATCTGGGCTTCTGATTGTGATGGGCTTCGAAAGCTCTCCAATTGGATGGAGTCTCGTGGTTTCGAGACCACTTTCATTTGGTGAACCTCCATGGCACTCACACAATCCAATTTCGATTTTGGGTATCGGTCTGGTTCTGCTGGGACGTACTACTATTTCACGATCTCTCAGGATCAGGCAGGCCGAATTACCCTGAAGAACATACAGACCCCAACAGGTCGGATTATCGATACTCAGACTGGTTTGCCTCAGTCAGTTGTTGCAGACATCGCAACAGCAATTCAACAAGTGGAGAACTTCGTGGCTCAGACAAGTGCCGTAAACGGGAGTCTGTCTTTCGCCGCTCAGACTACCCAAAGTGTGACCTTCGCCACTCCTTTTTCAGGAACAGGATATCGAGTTCATCTATCTCTTGCGGACTTTGTACCTGCACGAGTTGTGAATAAGACGACCACAGGTTTTTCTGTCGAGATCGGTGTCCTCTACACTGGTGTTGTTGGCTACGACGTTTTTGTCTGATCGGAGATCAAGATGCCCCCACAAGCATTCCAAGCTGACGCTCTACAAGTTGAGCCAGGATCAGGTCAAACTCTCAAGATCACTAGAGACATTCCAACAGGATCAATGCGTTTTCAGGACGCAGTCATCCCAGCTGGAGTCAACCTTTCCGACTTGGCGAGTCTCAACTCCATCGTGGGTCTTCTTGTCGTAGGAAGGGCTGGTTCTGGAGCCAAGTATCTGACGATTCAGTCTGCCCTGAATGCAATTCCGTCCACTGCAAGTGCGAACAACCCCTATACGATTTTGTGTTTCCCAGGTATTTACCTAGAGAACATCATCATCGATAAGGATGGGGTATCTATCGTAGCAATTGGGCAGGTATCAATCGTTGCTGTCTCCAACACCCCCACAGTTTCCATTCAAGCTGCGGTTCTGACAACCCCTCTGACAACTGTCCTTCAGGGATTGAAGATACAGACTTCCTTCACTGGTCGGGAGTGTGTTCTTGTTCAGGGTGGTCCTGGTTTGAGTGTTGGGCTTAGTGGTGTTGTCCTGAAAGGGTGCAACCTTGCTGCAAAGGGTGTCGGAAGCTACACGGTGAGGGCGAACATCGTGAACTCAGTCTCTCTTCTTGATTGTGTATCTGACGAGAGTGACGCCACTGCGATCTTGGGTGTTTCTCAATGCGCCTCTGTTGTTGTGTCTGGAGGCACACATCCTGCTGCTCAACTCGACTATGACACAGGCGGAGCAACGCCAATCACAGCAGGATCTACGTACACCTTCAATTCCTGTAGGTCAGTAGGTCCGATTCTCTCAACGCTTGTGGGTGCTGGCACGTTGAAGATCCAAGGAAGCCCCTCTGTAGGGAATGTGACTCTGAATGGCAATCGAACAGGGTTGATCCAAGGGTCCTCTGTTGGAAACCTTTCCATTGGAGGCACTTCGGTGATGACAATGGTCAACTCGACCCGAGGCTCTCTTGTAGGCACAGGCCAGTTTGATGAACCAAACACATCAGGCACTGTGGTGTTTGCGGCTTCAGCGTCTGAGGCTGTTCTCTTCTCTGTTCCCAGAACCAATGCCAATTACAACGTCTTCTTGGACACCGGGACAGTAGACCCGTTTTTGATCGCATCAAAGACCATCAATGGGTTCACTATCACTTTTGGTGGTGTACAGACACGAACAGTGAGCTGGACTATCTTGGCGAGGTGATTTGTGAAGGATTTTTGGTCAGAGCTAACTCAAGGAATGCATCGAGAGGCATCCCCACTCGATGAGCATCTGGGTAGTCGTATCCCTTCGGAGTCTGTCCGTAAGTTGACAGATAGGGTCCGTGAGGCAAGGGCTCTTGGTCTCCCTGTGGATGCTGGAACCCGTGTTCGGTTTGCGAACAATCTTGGTGCAGTCATGTCCTACACAGACCCACCAGATGGGAACTCTGAGGGGACTGTAGTCACAGTACGTACAGCCTCAGGTGACGTCACAGCTCAAGATAGTCTTGTGTTTGTGAAGTGGGATTCAGGATCCTTCCTGCCTGTCCACCGAGAGCACCTTCGCCTAGCAACAACAAGAGTCGCAACCCTCTTCAGGATGAGAGTCTCTTCAGTAGGAGATCTTTCTGACTTCATCAAGACATCCAGTGATGACTTGATTCACAAGTCCACAAAAGAGCTTTGGTCCTTGCAGAAGGACGGGGACGAGTACGTCATTTCTCGTTTGTTTGATGATGTTGGTTCCCCATTGAAGGTATGACATGAGCACACAGCCAAATCCAAGTCGGGTAGCGCATCGAGCGATGCAGCAGATGCAGCAGCAGATGCAGCGTACGGCTGGTGAGGTGCGGTTCATCAAGGACAAGAGCAACGATGCCACTCAATGGGCCTGGAATGATTCAGGTCCCCAAGAGAGGAAGATCACACCTGACTTTGCTTTCAACCCGAAGAACACCAAGCCCCTCGCAAAAGTCATGCGTTCCACCAATGCATCACTCGGCCATGCGATGGCTGCTTATGCTGTGTTTACTCGTCTGAAGTCCGCAGACATTTCCCCAGATGGTTCGCTTGGCGGCAAGGGCTACATACAAAAAATTGGGGAGATGCGTAGAGCATACATGAACCTGATCGAGGCTCTGTCCGCTCTGTCTGACACTCTCTACGACGAGATTCGTGCACCTCACTGGGCAGCCGTATCACGTCAGGAAGATCCTGAAGAGCGAGAGGAAGTCGAACAGATTGTTGGAGACGCTCTTGAAATCAAGGAAGATCCTGAAGCTTGGGCTGAAGAGCAAGAGGATCAAATGGATGATGAGAATGCCGTTGTCTCCAAGAGGGCTTCTTCTGTCCTTCGTCGCATGCAAAGAGGTCTCTGATGTCTAAGAATTCCGAAATGCCAGATGGTGGATACAACCCCCAGCTCGGCTCGAACTACATGATGGATGGCTTCGATTTTGATTCGGAATATGGCGAAGGTGTGGATTCTGCTCGTAAAGATCCAGACCCCAATCTTCCGCGTTCAAACCAAGGTCTTGCAACTATGCCTGATGGTTTTCTTGGGGTTGACCCAACAGAGACATTTGACTTCCGTATGCTTCAAGCAATGGATGGCGATGCTGGTATGGGGGACCTATCTGGCATGATTCACGAGGCAACTCCTCTAAACAACCTCAGCTGGTTGGAGGGAGCAGAGCAAGATCCTAACAGACTCCCAGAAAACGTGAACCTGGTTGAGTACACCCAGAACATGATGGGTCAAACTGTATTCTCGGACGATCCTGATTCAGGCACACGTTCTGAACTTGAGTCTGCTTGGGGTGTACATCGGAGAACAGATGGACAAAACATTGTCCCAAACATCCAGTATCCACGTCCTGTAACAGGACCTACATCTTCCATTCCAGGAGATCAGTTCCGAGACATTGTTGCTCATGCAATGCGTCGCTCGGCTTTCGGAGTGGAGTTCGACACAATCTCTCAAGAGGTCTTGCAGCTTCTTGGAAATTCTACATTGAGCCAAGACTCCCCAGTCTTCAAGAAGCTGGCTTCAGCCCTACGTGCTGTGAAGGCAGAACATGGACTTGCAGGGAATGTCTATGTGAGGGATTCCGCGTTCCCTTCGATTCTTTCGGGGAAGTGGGACAAGGCCATCAGAAGTCGATGCGCTTCGGCTCGGTACTTCTTGACTTCTCCTGGATCAAAACTGTCTTCCCATGAACGGTACTTGGGCAAGCAGGTTGTGACCGAGATCCCATGGGCTGAGGCTGGGGAACACTATAGACCCCTCTTGGCAGCTCAGGGTAAGCGCTTAGCTTCTGGAGATGTGAAGAAGGCCTTGGCTGCGGCATTCTTGAACGTGGAAGCACGTCAACACACTGCAACCAACTTCCCAACAGTGCCAGCAAACACGGTATCTTCGAAACAGGCCAGAAAAGCCTTTTCGGAGATGGAGAAGGTGGCTGCGCCTGTTGTGAAGTTGGCAAGTCAAAAGCAGGCCTTCCAAAAGAAGGCGGATGCTCGGATTGAGCGTTGGGTGGCTGCGGGTCTTCTTTCGGTGGAGGCTGCTACTCAGATGAGGTCTCGAATCTCTGACCCCTACAAGTTGTATCGGGTAGCTGCGAAGATGGTAGCTAAAGCTACATCTGAAGTCTACAAGGGTCCGGTCTTTACGACTCACCAGCCCCAGAAGACGTCTTCAGAGAGTACGACCTTGGAGGTTCGTGGTCTCTTGCGTTGGGCTTCAAAGCAGATGTCTGAGGGTGCTGCGGGTAAGGATCTCAATTACCTGCTCAAGGCTCGGTTCAGTTCAGACTTGCTGAAGCAAGCTCAAGATCAACTGGTTCCTCTACGAAAGAAGCATGAAGGTCTTGCAGGGCACCTCTATGTGGAGGCTTCTGCATACGCCTCAGTGAATGGTGCATCTGGTTGCGAGAAGGGGGCACTGGTACATCGGGCTAACCAGATCAAAGCTGTAATGGGAATGGATAGATGCACTTCTTGTGCTTCGAATTCTGAGGGTGTGTGCAAGACATACAACAAGGTCCTTGTTGACTCGCCTCCCACCCAAAACCCAGAGAAATACGCTTCTGAGATGATTCGTCTGGCGAACTCTGATGATGAACGGACAGCCTCGCTGTTTGCTCCATCCTTTGACACGTCTGAGTATAATCTCCAGAACGACAACCTGGACACCTTGGATTTCAACAACGCCGCTTCACATGAAGAGGTTGGAAATATCTTCTTTGAGGGGATGCTTTTGGGAGATGAATTCTGATGCAACCTGCGTATCCAAGGAAATTCAACATCCTAGTTGCGGCCATCACGTCCCCCTCTGACCCTAGTAGAGGTCCTGAAGGAAACCCAAAGGTTGCTCGTGGAGGATTCACTCTTCAGCAAATCCTTACTCCAGATGGAAAGTCCAGGATTGGTGGCCCCATTGTTGCGCCCCCACCTCCGAGTGCTTTGAATCACACGTTTGCAATCGAGGTGTCTACATCTGACTTCTGGGACCCTGAAGTGACGGCACCAGCTCCTCTGTACCTTACTGAAGAAGTTGGTCTTTTTGACCGCTACATTGTTGCTGGGGAAGAGTTTGGTTCGACACACGGAAGTGGGGCGGGACCTCTTAACACAATTGCAACCCAGCTTGCCATTGCTCTCAACTCTTACTCAGAGGTTCAGGCAGTTGCTGTTGGCCCCATTGTCTACGTCACTTCTCTTAGGCCAGATGGAAAAGTTCCAGTACAAGCCACGGACAACATGTCCGTATTGCTTGGGGGCACTCCCTTCCTTGTCTATGGGCCTGGTGGTGTTCCTTTGTTTGATGCGGGTCTGAACAGGCAGAAGACATATTTTGTGGTGAAGCCTTTCAAGACTCAGTCAACTCCAATCTCTCTTCTTCCAACCTCCACATAATTCCAAGTTCTGGGTTGGGTATGGTGAGACATGGACCCTATCACGGACGATATTACCCAAGCTCTTGACGTTTCATCTGAGATGGATGCCTCAGTTGCTACTGTCACCTACGTCAAGGGGTATGTAGTTCCCGAGGGTGCTCTTCGTATTCGTATTCTCAATGAAAAGGGTAAAAGTCAGTGGCGCAAAGTTACTGAGGTTTTGCCTTCGGATACTGTTGAGTTGGGTGCTAGCGGTCAACCTCAATGGATGAGACACCAGATCGGAAGACCCTCAAAGACCAAGAGTTTACATGAGGAACTTCCACCAATAAACCCATTGGTAGGGGATTTGATTAGGGTCAAGGAAGCAGGGATGCGTTCTGACCCGATCATTCTGGTTGCTGAAGCCAACCCTCAATCTTCTGAGGTTCTTGATCAAATCGTGTTGGGGATCGCAGAGGAGGCAGCCTCTTTGCGGTTTGAACGTCAAGAAGCTGAGCGGCAAGGTCTGGAGACTTCTGTCTTCTCCATGAGACGTGTTGCTTCCCTAAAGTCTCTTGCAGACACTTGGATCAAACGCAAAGAACAGATTCAGAATCAGACCATCGATTTGGACAGCCCAGCTTTCCAAGCTGTCTTCCAGTTCATCTCCGAGACCTACGCAAGAGCTATGGCAGCGGCTTCTGTTCGACCTGAGCTTGCAGACAGTGTCGTAGCGCAGTTTGCTAAGCTCCTTGATGATGAGTGGAAGAATGAGGCCAAGTCTCGAATGTCTGGAGACGAATGAGTCTCGCGAACCTAGCTCTTTCTGGAGCCCGTGCAGCTGCTTCAGGTGGGCAGAAGCAACTAGCAGACGTAATTGAGTTCATTGAGGAGCCATGGGGTTTGGGCATGAAGCTCTTCCCTGTTCAGAAAGTGATCCTCAAAGCTCATTACGGAATAGAGCTGGATGACACCAAGCTCTTCACTATTTCGGATTGGAGAAGGCAGAAGTTCACTCAGTTTACTGAGAAGGGCTACTTGAAGTACCTTTTTGAAGAAGGTCGCTCTTCAATCTCAGAAGTGGTTCCAGGAGAAGACCGTAGAGAGATGATTCTCTCAATTGGACGACGCTCGGGAAAGACTACGATTTCAGCTGCAATCGCCAGCTATGAGACCTACAAGCTGATTTCAAAGGGGAACCCACAGGAGTATTACGGACTACCTGCTGCCAACCCGATTCAGCTGATCTCAGTGGCAACAGACAAAGATCAGGCTGGTCTTCTGTACCAGGAAGTTTCTGGACACTATAGAAACTGCGCGTTCTTTGCTCCATACACAGCAAACAACACCATGTCCTACGCGCGCTTCCAGACGCCTAAGGACATCGA